CAGGCATAGGACCAGGCATAGGACGGCGGCGAGGGATAACCCCAGGGGCGCCAATACCACCAGGCATCCTAGATACAGGAGGGGACCCAATAGGACCTCCCATTGGCTGTCCAGTTATTGGATGAAATCCTGTAGGTGTAACTCCACCACCCATTGGCGGCACTTGAGGCCCGCCCATTGGAGGACGCATTATTCCAGGGCCGACACTTGGGGGTAATTGGCTAACTCCTGGAGGCATTGGCGCAGGAGCCGGACCAAAGGAGCCAGTAGGGACAGCGGAAGGAGCTGGCCCAAAAGATCCAGTAGGAGTAGATCCAGGACCAGGCATAACGGCCACAGGAGGAGCCGCAACAGGCGCACCCATCATTGGGCCGCCGTTAAACTTACCTACACGGCCACCACTTTTAAACGGCATACCAGGAACACCACCTGGAGGAGGCGCACCAGGAGCCATCCCTGGGGGTGTTGGCGCAGGACCAGCAGCACCCATAGGCGGAGCCGCAGGGGCGCCAACTGGTGCAGGCATGCCAGCACCCATTGGAATACCCATATCAGACAAAGGCTGATTACTTTTACTTGTTTCAATTTTTATGCTGATTTCTGGGAAGTGTTTATTTTTACGGCCTTTACTTTTCTTTTCACCAGTTAATCCGCCGCCCCAAGCCTTGCCAAGGCGTCCAAGCGTCTCAGCCAACCGCGCACGTTTTCCTAACTTTCCGCCCTTTTCAGCCGCAGCATGAAGCTTCTTAGCTGGAATCTTCTCACCAGCAGGAACACCTAACTGCTTATGTAAGGCTCCCTTATGCTTAATAGCTTTCTGAATCCACTTGCCGCCACCTTCAGCTTTGCCAGTAAGGGCTTCTTTCTTAACCATCTTCTTAATGAGGGATTTATCCTCAGCAACATCAGGATGATCTGCCTTGCCGCCCTTCTTATAATGCTGGGCAGCGCCACGGACTGGCTTAATCTTTTCCGTTCCAATGCGGGCCTTATCCGTCTGCGTCTCTTTGTCAGATGGAACTTCGCCGCCATGCTTAAGGCCGCCAATGTGCTTCACGCCTTCGCGTGACTTATTGGCTTCCTTCATGTTCTTGTTGGCCATGCCAACACCAATTTCTTTTTCTACAGCGCCGCCTGCCTTGCGGGCCTTTCTGTCAGCTCTGGCCTTGGAAGCTGCACCCGCAGCCTTACCAACAACCTTGCCACCCTTCTTATAATTCCGAGGGGAGATAGGACGCATGCCCGTCTTGGCTTCCGTATTCAACGGTTCAGCTGGGATCCAGTCTGAGCTATCTACCTTTTGATCCTTTTCGCCAGCAAGAGAACGGGCTTTCGCCTTCATCTTCTCGCGGGCCTCTTTGGCAATTTTATACATTTAAACTCTCCGGCCAGATTGTGGGGCGTCCCCCCTCCGCAAAAGCTTGCGGAAGCAAAGATAATATACTAGCGTAGATAATATTCATAGTGTTGATATGGGGGATTGATATGGAGCATTTCACTCAATATGACGCCGAGTGCCTTATAGAGTCTATCCACACAAAAATAGGCGAGCTTATTCTTGTTTTAGGGTTAGACCTAGAAAAAAATAAAGATGCAGAAATCATTATTAACGAATTAAACATGCTTGTTGGTGACATTAAAGGTTATACCATTCCACCAACATAATACCCCCATCCTTTTTTATTTTTTTCAAGATAGCTCATAATATTATCAAGCCATTCTTGGTCCGCCTTTTGAACAGGCGTCTGAGTCATTAACGCTTGCTGATACATTGTAGGCGTCATAGGGACCATTCTTCCTGATTTCTTTTCAAGATATTCTGGCTTTATGTTCTTATACCAATTTGGGAACATTAACCGAGCAGGAACTTGATGCTCAAATCCTCCAGCATATCCAATATTTCCGGGTAACTGCCCCCCGTATGTTTCATGTATATGCTCTGGATCAACTAAAATTTTTCCCTTAGGGTCTAATCTTGATAAAGAATAACCACTTGCCAAATGTTCCCCGCTTATAAGATTAGGGTCCATTGCAGCAACTCTAGCTGCTCCAACATCTGGGAACCCACCTTTTATCATAGTGGATCTATCTAGGGCTTTTGCAAATTCAGATGAAGCTGTTCCAGGGCGACTTGCTAGAAACTTTTCTGATTCTTTCCAATTTTCAAAACCTGGCCACTCACCAGCTTTGTCACTTACTTTTCCAGAAACAAAATCATTAAGCTTCTTTAATGCAGATGTATCAAGATTTAAGTTTGGAGCTTGCCTTAACAAACTTTGAGCAATCATATGGGAAGAATCCATACTAGGAATACCCATAAGAGTGTGGGCCATATAAACAGGAACATCTTCATCAGGTAATTGGGACTGTATTTTTTCTAACATTTGTTTGGCTGTTGCTGGGCGAGATGCCCAAGGAGAAGGAGCAAACCTAGACCTCTGATAATTACCTCCACCTTGAAGCAAAACAGGCTCCGCTAATGGAACGCCATTAATTTCATGCAAAATCATTTCAGCTTCAGTTCTATCTCCTAAGGCAGGAGCAACATAGGCTCCCTCTTTATATAAATCCTCTGGGGTCAGAACTTTCTTAGGCCGCAATAATCCTGTTGGAGTAGCCACATATTCAATTTCACTTAATGGTTTTCCAAAGTTCGAAACTTGCAATTCCGAAGAAAGATTCGGGTCTCGTGAAATAATATCAGAAGCTTTGACAACTGAAGGCTTTAATCCTTTTACAATATTTAACGCCTTTGCTATTGGTCCAGCTTCAGCATCTTCTGGCATAAGAGCAGCGGCGCCAACCGCAGCCGCCTTCGCAGCCTTTCCTGGAAGACCAAGAGCTGATAACGCAGCAGTAGTTGGGTCCCCCTCACGCAATCCAACCGCAACATCTCTTGCCGCAGCAATAGGAGCAGCCGGCGTAAAGTAAGGAGCTATCTCTGAAGCAGCTTGGAGGGCTGGCTGAATAACGTCAGTAGTTCCCTTTGGATATGTGCCAAGAGGAAGACGCGAATGTGTTAAAGGTTCCTCAATTGACATAGGCGCAAATTCAACCGCGCCGCTTACACCTTTATGGTGCGTAGCGCCTTCCCGCGCAGCAACTTCATTGGCTGTTTTAATAGCAGCCTCAATGTCGTCAGGAGTCCCGCCGCCTTGCATAACCTGTCTTCCAACTTCAGGAAGGTAATGTGTCGGAAACCCATCCTCTAATACTGGCCCACCATCCGCCCGCTTCAAAACAGGCGCAGCAGCAAAGCTCCAGGCAATCAACCGACGAAAGAAAGCGCCGGAATCATCATCACCTAAATCATGCTGATAAGGAATGCCGCCGCCAAGAGCTCTTTCGTCTCTGCCATCATCATCAGTATGGCGAAAATCCATGACAGGAACCTCTTTAATTCCTAGCTCTTTTGACGCCTCAGCTCTGTGTCTGCCGTCTTGGATATTGTCTTTATACAGCTTCAAAGGACCAATATGATGACCATGCTTAATATGCTTCTTGAAGCCACGGATAATGGACCTATCCCCTTCATCCATTTCCATCTCTTGAGTCTCTCCAAGAAACTCGCCCGGAGAAATATTTTTCAGCTTTGCTTTTCCAGCCTTCAACTCAAGCTTGGCTTCCTTTGGCATGGCTAATGGATATTTAAGTTTCTTCTTAGCCATCATTCACCTGTATTGATTATAGGTAATGGAGCCTCTTGGCTTTCCAGCCTTTGAAGCATGCCAGGCTCAATAATGCTTTGGATAATAGGAAGCGACGTAGGATTGGCCGCAATATCCTCAGCCAACTTTACAGCCGCCAGTCTTTCACGGCTTTCCCTATCCCGCTGACGGTTTATGGCGTCAAACTGACTGTCCATAACCTTATGTTGCAACTCCTCACGCTGTTGCTGCAACTCCATTTGCTTCTCTTGCAACTCAGCCTGCTTCATTTGAACTTCCATCAACTGAGCAGGGTCAGGCTGTTGATTTGGATTGTTTTGGCTTTGAGCCTTAATCTGGACCTCAGCAGCCTTAGACTGTGCATCCATTGTCCTAGCGTCAGCCTCTTGCTTCTGAATCTTCAACTGCTCTTGAGCCAGTTGAACCTCAGGCGGCGTCTGAGGCTGACCCGCCGTAGCAGCCATAAACTGCTCAGGGTTGCTCCAGCCAATGGCTTTCATTGCAACCATGTCAATCTTAATTGGGTCATACATACCAGGGTTGCCTTGCTGCAATTGCTTCAAAGCCATTACCTTCATTAGTCGCTGTGTTTGACTAGCTGTGTTTGGATCAGCCTGCGGAACCAACTCATAATTGTCCAGGGCCTCAATAAACAGCTGATAGTTCCAAGGTGCAGATGGAGACTTCATACGCTTCCAAAAGCTTTCAGGATGCTCCCTAAAGCAACGCACCAACAACTGAAACTCTTCAGCCTGTGACGCATGCATGCGCTTGTGAACGGAATTAAGAATCTTTGTAGCCTGGTCAATCATTGCCAGCGTTGTGCCAACAGGCGCATCTTGGCGCCCTTCACCAACTTGCAACTCACTTGTTGAGCCAACACGCTGGCCAGTCTCAACCATGTTGCTAACCAAATTCATCATAGCCTGCCCAGGCTCTTTGTAGGGCAATGGCATAATGGCTTGGCTAATTGGCATTCCGCCAGTTTTTACTAAAGCGCCCCCACCTGGAGGAACACGGAAGATATTTGTATTTTGGCGGGCACCAGTATCTGCCATGAGGAAGCCCGGAAAATTTGCATACATTCCGGCGTCTAACATTTCTCGCCATGCAGCCGTCACCGCATTAGTAGTGTTGCCAAGGATGTGAAGTAAACCAATGTCGTAAAAGCCCATACCGGGGACGAAAGAATATTTAACAAAGTTGTTTCGCGCTTCAGGTAATTCATCACCTTCCTCGCCCGTCGGTTCATCATAGTTTCTTACAATGGAGAGTATTTCCCTAGAGGATACATCAATAGTTACTCTGTAGGGAATCTCTAATCCTGTCTCTTTTCCTTTATATTTGTGCTCATGTCCCCTTATGTTTAATTCGCAATAAATTTCATAAATTTCTCTATCTCTGTCTTCAGGATTTCTTGTATCAATAGAAATGCCTTGCTGATCCGCCTTTTGGCGTTGAACCGCATCCGGCTGATCCATTGACGGAACTGTTAAATCAATGTCTCGGTAAACGCCTAAAATCTGCAAACGCTTAACAGTAGACTGACGCATGAAAACACGGTGAGTAGTGCGCTTGGCGTTACTCAAATCCGTCGCAGCATTATTAACAATCAAGTCATCAGCGTCTACCGTCTCAGAAACTGGACGGCCTCGAAGTGGGCAGAAGTAAACTTTCTTAAATGATGTCCCCCCAAACCCAAGCATAAATAGCATTCTGTCTGTGTCTGGGTAATACTCACGCGCGACAGCCGTAAGATAATGGTTGAGGTCTTTTTCAAGAGCATCCGCCAATCCATCTTCCTGCATGGTGGCCATATAGTCGTCGTTACGAATTTTAACTGGACCATCCGTCGGAAGAAGCTCACTTCTTGCATTAGCTTGGAAGCGAAGAACAGATTCAAGAAGAAGCGGATGTCTTACCTTGCTCATACCCTCAACAGGGGCACCGTCCGCTGCGCCCTGTATTCCAGGGATTTCTATCTTAAGGCCAAGAAGCTTAATGCCTTGCGCCCTGTCTTCAATCCATTCATTGCGGCTGTCTAAGTCATCTCTAACGCCGCGAAGCAGGTCTTCGGCAATTCTGCCTAACTCCATGCTATCAATATCTTCAACAAGATTGCCAAACCACTCAGCGGATTTATCAGCCTCAGACTCTTTGCCAAGACCATTTCCGTCCAAGGATATGCTGACTGACCCGTCACCGTGTTCAATCTTTATGATGTTGCCAGAGTCGTCTACTTCTTGCCTGTCATCATTATCTTCAAGGATTTCAACTAAAATATCTTCAGCTGCGCCGAGGCCTTGGGGCTCCTGGCCCTCTACTTGCCGGATGGCTGGATTGAGGCCGGGAGTCATACCCATAATCAACTGTCCTTACTATCAACGAGTTTACCAATTTCTTCGCAAAACCTATCAAGGCCCTCGCGGGCTGCTAGTGTATCAGTTTTGGAAGCTATTTCATAGACGCGCACATAATCATGTGGCTCTTTCCCCCACACCTCAACTTTATATTTTCCCAGACCCTTGCCATGAGGTGGCGCAGCTTCCAGAACGTCAACAACTGCGTTGGCGTAAATCATTGTGTCTTCCCATCTATATTGGATAGAGCGGCTCCTCCTCAGAGCCGTGATGCACTCTACCTTGGTCGAGGTCTGCCGTCCATTCAGCGTTTCTAACAAGCAGTCCGGCGTCCCGCAGGTGCCGCAGCGCCATGCTAACCGTGTCAGCAAGGTCGTCATGTTTTGCTTTTGGAAACTGAGCAACTTGAGTAATGACCATATCCGCCCATGACCTGTCCGGCGCGTAGATAAGCCCCTCAGCAAAAAGATGCTGAACACTGTATAGGCGCGCCATCTTATCTTGAGACTTAGGGTCAATCAATTGGACCATAAACTCCTCATGGCCATAAAGGCGACGAATCTCCTGGGCTACACTGTGGCCGCTGGCTTTATTCTCAACAAGCAGCTTATCTACCTTGTAGGCGCCCATTGTCTCTTGGACTTTCTCAACGAGCTCATGCAACTCCAGCCTTTCCGCCCAGGCATACATCAGCATGGCCCTGGGGTGCTCCTGAGTATAGGTTCTCTCAAGAACACTCAGCATTTCACCTTCTGACGTTGGCATGCGCGTGACTTGCGCTGTCTGGTCTCCACCAGTCCATATCCCCCAAACAGTCATGGCAGACGGGTCATTCTCAGTCTTGGTGGTGTATGCCGTATCTAATGACGCAATGATGTAGTCAAATGGCGGATAAGACTTATCCTTCCAGAGCTGCCACCATTCCCTTTTGATGATACCGCCACCCCTTGGTTCCGGCGACTGTTGAAACTGCCCGGCTGTGGCGTAGGGTCCCATAATCCGTTCATCCCTATCAACCACAGATTCGGGAAAACGAGCCGGAAAAAGAAGTTCCCCTTCTTCTGTTCTTGGGTCTTCAAGGCCAAGCAATGTGGGGAATGACCTCCCCGGCTCGTAGCGCATTGGAAGCATAATATGGTCATAACCCAAATCCTTTTCTAAAATGACGCCGGAGACATCTTCTTCATGCAGTCTTTGCATAATGACAACAATTGCCGACCTATCAGGATTATTTAAGCGGGTTGGAACTGCCTCACTGAACCACAGAATGGTTGACTGGCGTTGCTGGTCAGATGCGGCGCCCTCAACGCTGTGCGGGTCGTCTATGATAACTCTGTCACCTCTGGCGCCGGTAATAGATCCGGCTGCGACAGCCTGGCGGAATCCTGTCGAGGTGTTTTCAAACTTGGTCTTCTGGTTCTGATCTTTGGTAAGCTGAACTCTCTCACCCCATCTTTCTTGATACCATTCGCTTTCAATAAGCCGGCGCATCCGCAAGCCGTCACGGATGGCTAGGTCTTGGCTGTGGCTGGCGCAGACGTAACGCATGTGGGGGAGGTTCTGTGGACCCCACTCCCATGCTGGCCAGAATACGTTAGTGAGTAGGGATTTCATTGTTCCTGGCGGAACATTCACCAGAAGTCTGTTGTAGACGCCGCCATCCGGCATTTCCAGCTCGTAGGTTACGGCTTCAAGGTGTTCACAGATGAAATCAATATGCCAGCCATGGATGTAGGTCTGACCAGGCTCAATGATATGCCATGCTTGCTTGACGAATTCTGACAGGCTGTCTTCTGCCTGAACCTTGTCAATATTAAAAAGAACTTTATCCCAATTTAGGCTTAAGCCATCAATGGTTGTCACTTGAATCAAATCTCCAAGTGGCTGTCCATTTTGGGACTCGCCTCAATAGCTCATTCATGTTCGTAAGCCTCTCCTGTGGAATTTGATGGGTCAGGATTCCATGGAAAGACCTTTTAGGCTCTACGGATAATATATAGTCTTTAGTCGTCCAGCCTACGCATTTAGCGTCTGTCTTATCATCATTAGCGACAGCGAGAACGTAAATGTCTGCTAAGACCTTACCACTTTCAACATATAATGTTGAGGTATGATACGCGGCTGGAGCCTTGGTTGTCTTTACGTCTATAATTTTTAAGAATGGAACAACGAAGTCAACTCCTCTGTCTCCGTTTATTCTTTTTTCTACGTCTGGCATTTGGCCAACCAGACGCCCGAATGAAAACTCCCCAAGCAGACCTATTTCATGAGTGCTTCCGCTTGTAAATTGCCTGGTGGATGCGCTGCCGGCGTGAAGTTCTTCCCGTTCCTGAGCTACTCTTTTGATGATGTCATACATAAGTCCCCCATAATTTCCGTAATGATTGCGTCTTTCCGCTCTTTGACTTGGATTTTTGTGACCACATAATTTGCTTTGACATCAAAGTTTCTAACTATGTCAGCGGCTCTTTTTCTTTCTTCAACCCTGACTTTTTCAAATCCTGTTTGAGACTCCCAGTCGCATCCAGCCATGAAGGCGTCACGCCGGATGTCCATCAACTCTTCTTCAGTTAGTGATATAGTCCCTTGTGCCACACTGTATCTCCAGTCTCATCAGCTGTCTTTAGCGCGTCCCCTATAATATTAACGAAAGTGTTGTAGGCTAGGTTTGCTTCTATTTGTGAACTGACGCCATTACAAAGAATATAAGCAGTTGCAGCAGAGAGAGTGTGGAGGGCTTCGTCGGCATCACTTAAGGACGTAAGAATGTTCAGAAGTTCACACGTAGCAGATTGTATCTTCTTCCTGTATTCTTCCGAAATTTCCTCATCCACAATCTATTCCTTAGCTGACTTCAACCAATATGCCTCACCAGTTTCTTCGGACGCTTTTATGTAGGCTTTAATTCTAATTTCATTCAAATCCAACAAACTGGTGGCAACATCTTTTGTTGTAGAAAATGACGTTATGAAGCTTCCTAAGCAAACCGTTAAAATGTGGAAAACCTCTTCTGGCGAAGCGTCCATATCATTGAATACATCAAAGACTTTCTGTGAACCGCCATGAAGACGAGTCAGCTCCGTCTCATCAGTAATTACTTGTTCAGTCATGACGCCTTCCCCTTCGCGGCTAATATTAATTGCTTTAGTGCTTCTCTCTGATCTGGTTCCAAATTACGCGGGTCAAACTCTTCCTTGTGCTGCACCTGGATGGGCGCGCCTTCTGGTCCGCTTATCTCAGTAGATTTGCGCTCTGTGTAATCTTCCCTGAAACGTGATGCCGCAGACCTATACCAAAGGTTTGCGTTGAAGTCCCTGTTTTTCATGTTATCACGCGCTTCGCGCTCGAACCAAGCTTGCTCATGCGTCTTAGCCGCGCGTAAAGCGGTGGAAAAATCTTTGTGAGCGGCGGCCCAATCATACAGAGAAGCCTTGTCAACATCCAACTCAGCAGCGAGCTCTGCGTGACTGAATCCCAACTTTCCCAATTCAATAATAATGTCGCAAAACTCTGGCTCATAGCTAGAAGGGCGCCCAACTGGACGCTTCCCGGCTTTGATTGGTTTAGACTTAGCTGCGGCTATTCTTTCCCGCAGTTCTGTTAGTTTGTCTTTTTCTTCACTCATATCAGTTACAATTCTCTGGCTGAATTAGTGAACACTCAACGACGTATTTCATTGGCGCGCATCCTGTTAGGGTTACTGCTGCTCCAAATAACATAAGCACGAAAGCCACAGAATACAAAAGAGCTACGACAGTTTCTCTAACCATTGCCGCACCAAGGAAAGAATTGAGGTGCAGTATATCACACCCCAATCCTGTAGTCATTTACGCAAATTCTGATTCTATTTCTTTTGTTGGGTGTGTCGCTCTATGAACTGCTGCTTTCCCCAAGGGGGTGTCCGCCAGCATCCCCAGAGCATCCATATAAGTTGCCAAAATAGCTTGTTCCTCGGCACGTTTATTTGCATCCTGTTTTCTAAGGGCTATCACTTTCTTGATGATTTTAGGGTCAAAGCCTGTTGATTTTGCTTCCGAATATATTTCTTTAATGTCTTCGGCAATGGCGGCTTTTTCTTCTTCAAGCTTTTCTATTCTCTCGACAAAGGCTTTCAATTGATTGTTCGCAGTCATTTAATTCTTCCTCTATAAGAGAAGCCAGATAGTCGGCTTTTTTCCGGCAGTAGCTACAGATTTTCTGGCATTGTGTTCCAGGTGGCTTTTTCACCACACGACCATATCCATATCCATCTCGAACTATGCCTGCACCATAGGCGCACAAACCAACCTCAATAGTGTCCCTTAAATTTTTTTTCATGTCAAACCCACTTTTTTCACTTTTCTGATTGACAGTAAGAAGAAACTTCCCTATAACAGTTTCATTGATTGAGATTGAAACGGAGATACGGAAATGAGCATTTGGAGACAAAATACTGACCTGATGTCCCGCTTGGCAGTAGCCCAAAACCATGAAGCAAACATCAACCAGGATATTACAACATTTGTGGCTTTCTTTAATACCCGCGAAGAGTTACTGCGTCACGTTGAGAGCTATGAACAAAGAGCTGCCAACTATATAGCTCCTCAAAAACGCCGCCGCAAAGTAGCTTAAAGATAGGGGCTTCGGCCCCTTCCCTTCTCTAACTTTATGGATGTTGACATGTCATACCGAACCAGAGAAACCACGGCTTATTTGTTTATGATGGACACTGACTGGGTTGTTACCATTGAATACGAGTTTATTAACTATGGCACCTCTGGCTCCTATTATTCGCCGGCAGAGGGTCCAGATTACGACATTTGCAGAATCTGGTTATCCCGTGACGAACGAGACAATGAAGGACCAAAGTGGGAAGCCACAGGTGAAATGTTCTACAATTTAGCAGGCAGGGACAATATTAATACTGCCGTGATTGATGACATTAACTCTTACTGAGGAGGCAGCCATGAAAATCATTACTTACTTTGAAGATTGGACAAACGAGTGGTTTGCTTACTACGACGACGACGAACCAGATGATGATGGAAGAATGGATAGATCCTGGGGAGATACAGCAGAAGAAGCAATCCAAAACCTTCTAGAAGATTTTCCAAGAAAGTAAGAAAAAACTTCTAGACACGCTTGACATGGGAAAAAACTTCTTTATAGTAACAAACATTGGAACACACCAATAACCCTTATTGAGATGGAGACTGACATGACAAACAACATTGACACCCTTGCCGACCTCTACGCTGTAGCTAAAGCTGAGATGGATGCTTGCGCCAAGCGTGTTGAGGAGCTCCGCAAGGAAATCCTTAACACTGGCCACGAAAAGATTAACGGCGCCAACTTCGCTGTTGAGGTTGGTCTTTCTGAGAGAACAACCATTGACACCAAACTGGTCCGTCAATTCCTAACAAACGAGGAATTGGCTTCGTGCAGCAAAACAGCTGTAGTCACCACTTTGCGGATCAAAGTCTCTGAGAAAGTTGCTGCTGCTTAATAATAGGGAGCTAACGCTCCCTTTTTTCTATGGAGATGGATATGAAGATTATAACAAACCACAAACCCCTAGATAATTACAAAGACAATTCAATGGATTGGTATGTTTACGACGAAGAAGAAATAATAGCCAATCCAATTAATTTTACCATGGGCTATGGCGCTACTGAAAAAGATGCCGTTGCAAACTTTATGCATAAAAAAATAAACAAGCTTCTAGACACTATTCCATACTTTAACAAATCAGAGGAACCACCAAAATGAACATGCTGATTAACACAGTATTTATTGTGGTGTTTACCATTTTTGTTTGCTTGACCTTGGCTGTTGGAACAGTTGCTGGTCTTTGGGTTATTGGAAAGGTTTTATTATGGAATGCATGAAACGCTTTGTTTTAGGCAAGCTTGATCCTTGCTACGACGTAAACCCTGTGTTGTGGAGAATGTTCTGCGCAATCACTGACAGGCCACTACACACAGTCAGTTTTAATTGGACGGAACAAGATGTGATTAACTTTATTATGAGAAGGGCAATGGGCTCCCATGACACAGGAAGAAATGAAAAACATTCTGATACGGACAGAAATATCCAAACAGGACCTGGCAACAATTGCTGATGTTACAGTAAGGCAAGTAAACTCGTGGTTTTCTGGAGCCTATAATATCCCTCAGCCAATTGCTTTATTACTTTGGGGGATTGACCAGCAACAAATATCCAAAGAGTGGCTGGTTAATACTGTAGAATATGAAATCAATCAAAAAATAACATAAAGAAATGGGCCGGGTGATGAATCCGGCCCTTTGTCACGCTATGTGTGCTTTCTGTATTCTATGGCAACTCCTGAGTTTTTTTACGACAATAAACACAGGGAGGTTGGCGTTATCCCTGTGAATATCTTTCAATCAAAACGGAATATCTTCACCCTTTTCCCAATCAAATCCTTCTGGCGGCCCATCTATAGGCGCAGAGCTATCAAAGATTCCTTCACCATTTCCTACTGGTGTCTCTAATGGATCTGAGACTTTTAACTTGGTCTTTACTACTTTTGCTCCTGGGAATTCTTTTTTTGCTGTTACAATTTCAGGGAAAGCAGAAATCATATTGGCTATTTCTTCTAACGTATAAACATTTATTCTGCGTCCTTCAGCCAGGACCCTGTTGGCCATTTGTGGCTCCCTAACAATTGTAGCCACCGTGCCATCTTCAAGCGCCACTTCCCATATGGCTGGGTCCAGCACCTGTGCGCCTGAGCTGGTTGCCGCTTTGTCGAGCGCCTTCCATGCTTTGGCCATCCTGGCTGCTTCTCGTTTAACATCCTCTAATTCACCATGCCAACGGGCTTGTGAGGTCAAATATCTCTGCCTGTCGAACTTCTCCCGTAACGAAGCGTCAACCAGCAGCCTCAGCCTATCACGCCCCCACTTCAGTTCAAGCTCAACTTCTATGGCGTCTGACTCATCCAGGGCTGCCCTGCCAGCAATATAAGTTCCAGGCGTAACCATCCAAGGAACAGAGGTATAAGAGGACACAACAATCCCCTTATCCACGTTTGATTTCTTTATTTTAGGTTTGTAGGCCATGTTTTATATCCACATCAATTATATTTTTAATTCCATTGTTTCATACAGTCTATTTATCCCACGAGAACTTGGGCAGCGTTATATTGGCTTTATTCTTTTTTGCATAGGATGTTTTTGTGCTGCTGGTAGCCCGCAACTGCATTTTTAATTTTGTTTTTTCGGCATATTCTGGGTCTTCTTTCATTCTTTTGGAATGGGCTCTAATTGCGAGAAAAACCTTTTTTTCAGAAAATGAAAGCTTACCCAAACCTAAATTAGGCGCACTGATGGAAATCATATTTGTTGACGCACCAGTTCTTCCAATCCCCTTTCTTGCCATATCAATATCTCCACATTTGTTTACGGATCTATTTAAATTTGCTGCCTTTGTGCGACATACTTACCCAATTTTGTAGCCTTTAGGATACATTTTCAATTGTTGTTGTTTAGCGTCATTTGCGGAGAATAGCCATTTTATCCTCCGCACAAACTACGGTCTGATTTATAGAATTTAGTTTCATAGCTCACTACGTTTTTATGCCAAATGCCACCCCATATTTAGATCATTTGTCAGCTTCGTGGGTCATATTTGATACTTTTGTATTACCAAGACGGCATTTTGCCGTATGTCAAATATGACATAATCTTTCTTTATGTGGCATTTGTAATATTTCCCGCTCAGTAAAAATATTACATTTTCTTATGCTGAAATTGTTATCTTTACCGTTCGGTAAAATTGTCTTCCTTCTCTCCCAATACTTTACGGGCTTGCCGTAGGTCGCCAATTGTCAATCTGCATGTAGGCGTTTCATCATCTTCCAACTCTGAGCCAGTGACATACTCGTCGTCTATTCTTTGCGCCTCATCAGCAAACGGCTTTAACGCTGCCTCTAGTTCAGCGATGCGGGTTAATAAGTTAGCTACTTCTTCTTCTAAGGCGTCAATTTGTTCGTCAGTTGCATAGTTTCCAGCCATCACTTCTCTCCCAAAGCGCGGTCTTGCGCCTCCCAATCTGCTGCAGCGTTTCCTAATACCTTACGGGCTTGGCGCAACCACCCAACAGGAAGACCTGTCTGCAAGCTACTATTATGGTATGGAAAACACGGATTATCATATTCGTTTGCTTTATCAGCGAATGGCTCTAACGCTGCCTCTAGTTCAGCGATGCGCATATTCAACATTGTAATTTCAGCTTCCAGATACCATTCTCTGGTTTGTGCATCCATCTTTTCCACTAGTTCTCTTTGTGCGTCAGTTACTGGTGGCCCATCAAATAATCCCATCAACTTTCTCCAACTCTGATCTTTCCTCAAGATGATGCAAAATACCTTCGCCCTCTAACATCAAATAGTCAGGTATCTCTGTCGTCATTGTCAGTTCATTGCGTTTTGCTTCCGGCGAACTGCCGTATTTAAACAACTTTTCCATCCAATATTCTAACAGCGCAATACGCCTAGACATTTGTTTACGCTTCCAGAGATAAGTGTCACACTCGAATTTCAGTTGATGTTCTAAATCCGCAATCCGCTCATTAGCCTTTTCTATGTCAGCCAAATATTCCAAAGCCAGTTCCTTTTGCTGCTCCCATAATTCATTCGCACACTTTAGTTCGCGCTGTAAAAGCTCAATAGCGTCGGCGGCTTCATTGAGGAAATCTACATACATATTTTCGGCATGTTCCTGCAATCGCTCCACAAGGTCTGTATAGTCAGTCATTTCGCTACCTCACCAATATTAAATTCTGGTTTTTCAAAATAATGTATGCAGTTTTCCTTGCCCAATGATTCATCCCAAAACCATTTAAAGTTTAGATAAGAATTACTATTAGAGGGCTTTGTTCCACTTTTTTCATGACGGCGGCATAGTGGCGCCATAGGGCAGTCAGGATTTGCGCATAAAGAAAAATCAATCATTTCTTTCCCTCCAACGCCTTAAATGTATTTAATTCCTCTTCCAATTCAGCAATTCTTTTATCCCGTCTATTTAAGTCATATAGGACCTTGACGCAGATGGATGCGTCACTTGCAAGGCCGTCTTCTTGAAGGCGTGATATTAAATCAACCAATGCAGGGTAAGTTGGCAGTTTTGTCATTTCTTAGCCCTTACGGCATGTTTTAGTTTTTTTATTTTCTTTTTGAGGCGTTTAAGTTCCTCAAAAATCTGTAAAAGGGTAATTTCTTTTTCTTTTTCACTCATGGCTATCATCCAGCCAATGCCTGAATTGTCTTTCCTTTGTGGTATGCCGCTTAAACATTTTGGCGACAGAAACCCAAAAGACGCAGACAAGAAATACGACACCCAGGAACCTTAAGACCTGATCCCCCATTTCAACCTCCATACCAATATCAATATTTATCTATACCTTCACATCATATGGAAGGTAAACATGCTGGCCTTTTATTGCGGCCATCTTGATCCTTCTATGCCTTATGGCTTTTGTCAAGAATGATTTGACGTAAGGCCTATTAACCTTGAACTGACTTCTAAAAACAGGAAAGATATTTTCAAAGCTGATAGGTTCCCCGACCTCCCAACTGACAGCTATTTCTTCAACCAGTTTTCTATCTATTTCTACGTCCGTTTTGTATGTCCGCAGTTTAGCTTTTAAGCTATTTCCCAACTCAGACTTAAGAAACTTAGTCATCCGTAAACCTACCTCATCCTGTCCCTCCTTAACCGCCTTTTTCCTACCCTTCTTTGGGCAGTCAAATCCATCAGGATAAGGCGCCGGATTCAGAGTTAGGCCAGTGATAACATCCCCCACCCATTTCAGCATGTCAGGCGCGTATTTGCACAGGTGCCGAAAGTCAGCAGACTTAGAGAAAACGCCATCCTTAAATCCAAGGTGCCAGGCGCCCTTGCCAGTCCTGCGCCAATTCTCGAAATACAAAACGTAGTTACCCCAGCCAGAGGATTTTCCCCTCGGCTTGACATGCAAGATCCACTTTCCGTCCCTGTGAATTTCTTTCTGACTGGCGGTTGCGACATATTCCCTGCCGCCAAAAAATACCACCCGCTGATACAATCCATTTACCATAAACATATCAAATTCTCCCAAACCATTACACTCAAACAACCCAAAACGCAAGCCCCCGTGAGCGTAGCGGAGGGGCGCCTTAGCGCCCCCGCAGCGGAGCGAACTATGCTAAGGTTAGTAACATTGTTTTTTGAGCTTTTCATGTATTTTCCATTTACTTTCAAATATTTAGTTCTCGCTTTTGTTTTACATATATATCCGCGAATACTTTACTTTCAAATACTTATTAATTTTTTCACAACCCCTTTGCAACCTTCAATCCCGTGGATGTCGTCTTCGTATTTACTCGGTAGCCTTCCACAACAATCACATCATTCCACAGCCACTGGCGAATCAGTTTCTCAGCCTGATCCACAGACACGCCAAACTTTGCCGACAGCTTGTCAGCAGCATACCGTTCCGTCTTCCTGGAGTTCTTATTAGACGACCAAGGGTAGCCCCCGTCCCACGCCTCACCAATAGACGCAACCATTCTACGGCACTGATCCATGTCAGGTTCAGCCTTGGTTTGTTGCTTACCACCAAACCCCTGATCCTTAGATGGCGTTTCCTGAGCCTGGGGAGCCTCCAGATTGAGTTTCTCAACAAAGAGGGAGGTATGGTGGTCTATTGTGTTTAGCTCAACCAGTGAGACGCTAAACTCATCCTGCCAGCCATCAATTGCCGCCTTAATCTTCCTGGCTGTGATTGTCCCAGCCATGGCCCCATTCTCTCTCTCGACATGCAGAAGGAAGTCTGCGGCGCCGTCGAAGACTGTGGACCCACGTAGGGTTGTGCCGCCATTTCTGTTCATGTGGTGGACGCCAATTGTAGCAACGCCAAAGGTTTGCTTGAGGGCATCACAGGCATTGATGAACAGCGTCATGTCCTTTTGTAGATTCTCATCTGCCCCCGGTAGGACTCGGCTTACCGTGTCAACAAAGATAGCAGCCGGCGTAGCCCCCAACCTCTCAGACTGAACCCTGATAGTCTTAATCAGCTTGGAGACACAGTTCACATCCATGAAGTTCATGGACTGCTGAATCAGAATGAAGGGGATGTCACTGGCATCAATTCCCTTCTTTTCAGCCCAGGCGCGAATACGGAACTTCATGTCACTCACACCCTCAGAGCTGATGTAAATAACAGGGCCAGACTTGTGTATCTTCCTACCCCACCATTCGGGTAGTTTAGATGCTATACTCAATCCCATCCCTATTGTGATAAAAGACTTGAGGCATCCAGGCACCCCATAGACGAAGCCAAGACCACTCTCAATGACCAATCCATCAATCAGAAATTTTGGGTCGGGAAGATTGTAAATATCCAAAACGCTTAAGCATTCAAAAATATCAGCGTCTTTCTGGACATGAGAATTATTAATATCCAGATCCGCAACCTTAATTATTTCATCTATCCGACTTGCTGCTGTAAAATCACTCACTGGCGCCGGATAAGAATTAACGGGCTTCGGGGTCTTGGCATATTCACTAACTTTCCCATCCCACTGACGCTTTGCCTTTTCCCACTTAATATTAAAGGCGCTTCTCCCCCTGCCCTCCTGCTCAAGCAACTCCTCTTTTGAAAGGTTAGGGTTGCTCAGTCTTGGGTGTGTCTTACGCAGATAAGTGGAAAAAAGTTCGTCCCGCTGAATTATCTCAGTATTTCTATCAAGACCCATAGGTCCTTCACGGTAGAGGTCAACCATGCGGGCCCAGACAAGCCGCATCATGTAATCTTCACGACCATCCAGCAATTCGCCGTAAGGGGTCTCTTGGTGTAACGGGGTGGGGGTTCTTAAACCAAACTGATTTACATGCCCACTTCCGCCACCATATCTGGCAACCGTCTCATCAATGAAGTTACAGAGCCAAATAGGGGCGACAGCAACCTCAATGGTCCAAGGTTCACAGCCCTCATCCCAGGAATAACCATTCCCACTGGAATGTTCTGAGGGGGGAAGCATAGCAAAGCCGCCAACACCCCTAATGTCCACTCCTATAGAAGTCTTATTGGTTGGTGGGCGCCATCCCTCCGGCGCTAAATAAAGTCTTTGCTTCCCACCACCACCTGTTGTTTGCACAACAGTATCCAACTCCCCGGCGTGTTCTTGCATATCTTCACAAGACGCCCACCAGATAGCTGCGTCTGAGTGGGAATAAAAATCCAGATCAACGCTAAACAAACAAGGAGAGCCAACACCAGTGATAACTCCCAGGTTCTTAACCTTAGAGTATTGGCCATTATCACCAAACCACTTCTCAAACGTCCCGTCATCAACTAGCTCTTTAGTATATTCCCGCCACTCATTGAGGGCTGGACGCTTGAAATTCTTTTGCTGCTTTGGATGATACGCTGGAACAACCTGCCAGCCAAGAGCTCTATAATATTTTGCATGGTCAATTGGGCCCGCAAAGCTGTCATCAAAATCAGGAAGGTCTGTCATATCTATATCTTGCGTTGCAGGCGCAAACAGACACACTATATTGCAATATCTATTTTGACATGCTACTTATGTGTTGTTTGGGACCTTGGTGAATAACTTAACGGCGTAGTCTTGCAGGACAGCGCCGTTTTTTATATTTTTATACTTACTTGAGAACCATAAAGGGCAAGCAATGCGGCCTCAGCCCGACCATCATCTTTCTTCCTATTGAAATGCTCGGACTCAGGCCACAGCATAATTGCTAATCTGCGAGATAAATCCTTATCTTTTGTAAGATTAAAATGCTTTTTCCATTTTGTCGGCGCAACAAGGTGAGTTGGGACGCCGCATGCCGCTATAACACCACGAACCATGCCAAAACTACACCCAAAATTAAATGAACTACTAACGCCTTGGCCTGGGAAAGAATGAACCGCCTCAACAATTGCAACGTCAGGCTGATATTGCTTAATAAGAGCAGTCAATTCCGGGCAATTAATTTCCTTGCCAATTGACGGCGCATCATAAACAGAAACAACTTTAGGATGATTTGGCCAGAAAAAAGCAATTGCCCCGGAAACTCCGGGGTCAACTCCCATTATACATTTGTCAGGCATTGTATTTTTCTTCTTCCCTGTCTTCTATTTGTATAAGAGAGGATTCAATTTCAGCCGAAATTCTATAAATTGACTTTCTTAAGGAAAGAAGGTTCTGCTTTCCTTCCGAGTTAAGTCTACGAGTCTGAAAGAAAATGTAATTCATCAACTCTGGTTCAATTTCAACCCGCCACTGGGCTGCATCAGCATCATCAGGGCCAAACGGTAGACAAAATGCAGCCTCAATATTTTTGCTAGGCTTTTTGGAAAAAGTCATAAACGCAAAATTTTCCAATGCATATGTTATAGCTTCAGCCGCAGCTACTTTTATAAGATGCTCAAAATCATCATCTCTAAATCTTAGTTCATCAATTATTTTCTCTATCTTATCAGATACTTTTTCAACTTTCTTTTCAATTATATCTGATGATTTTGGTAGGCTCCAACCCCGTAAGTCAGCTGGTTTGATAACTTTCTTTGCCATGTCAAACTCCATATAAATTAGACGCAAACCTTCCCCCTAAATTAAAAAAAATTCAAGTTAAATTTTTGCTTGACGCTAAAATTACATTCCAATAGGTTGTGATTCTCTATTGATATTGAGGTTAAATGACAAACCCATTTGAAGTTCACGGAATTAAACACCTGTCGCCATCAAGCTGTAATTTGTTTGCCGGCAGCCCCGCCATGTTTGTTCTTGAAAAGTGTTTGAAACGCAAGGGACAAGTTGGCGCCGCAGCTTTCCGTGGAAATGCTGTTGAGAGTGGTATTGTCTTAGGCCTAACAACAGGAGCAAATGAGAGTGCTTGCGTTGAAATGGCAAAAGAAGAATTTTGGCGCCTCTCGGCGCTATCATCTGACCCAAGACGGGAAAAGGAAGAAGCCGCAGTTGCGGATATGGTCAAAATTGGCCTTAAGGAACTTATGCCTTATGGCCCACCTTCCTCTGTTCAAGGAAAAATTGACTATAAGGTGGAAGGTCTCCAAGTCCCGCTCGTCGGTTATTATGATATTGAATGGCAAAATCACAAAATTTTGTTAGACATTAAAACAACTCACGCACTTCCATCAGCAATTAAATTAAATCATGCCCGCCAAGTTGCGCTTTACATTAAAGCAACAGGTGGTGATATGGAGCCCCGTCTTACTTACATAACCAGCAAGAAATGTTCGACATATAAGTTAGAGAATGTTGATGAACATATTAAAGCTGTTGAGAAGATTGCACTTACAATTCAGCGGTTTTTATCAATAAGCACAGATCCAATGGAATTGGCTATGATGACAATTCCAGACATTGATACGTTTTATTTTAGTGACCCTGGAACTCGCCAAGCTGCGTTTGAGATTTGGGGACTATAACAAGGGCTTCGCCCATGTGGGCAAGAGCAAGCGGTTGGCTAGATAGCCGCATTAGGAGAACTGTGATGGCTTTTGGTGGATTTTTTGACAATGTAGGTGGCGGCGTAGACTTCCTCCCTATTGTTAAGTATGACGCACGTTCAGGACGTATCTCACGCCGTGACCGGGAAAATGGTGAAACCAACGAAGTTGATGTAACCAAAAGTTTCAAGGCAATCTTTGACTTTGAGAATGTTGAGATTGGTTGGATTAATTTTGCCACAGGATCTGCTCCTGACTTCAAGATGTCTCGCTACTACGGCGGAAAGCTTATTGAAAAGCCAGGTGATGACTATAAGCGAGGTGTGCGCCTTGTTGTAAAGTTGGCAAAGGAATGTGGTGGTGATGTCCGCGAGATGGCGTCAAATGCTGCGGCTTTCCTTGAAGGTATTAAAAAGCTGCACGACCTATACGAGTCAACTAAAGATAGTAATGCTGGAAAGTTGCCAGTTGTTGTTTTCAAAGACTCGTATGCTAAGACTTCTGGAGAAGGGGCCAGGAAGTCCACGAATTACGTGCCGGAATTCGAGATAACTGGTTGGGTAAAGCGTCCAGATGATCTTGTTTATAAGGCACGTAATTCGGAGGATTCTTCTGCTCCTAATAACGCATCTCCACCTGCTACTGGCTCAACAAAGGTTGCTGCTCCAGCCGTTGATGAAGATGATTTTGGATGATTATACATTAGGAATTAGTCTACGAGTATTACCGTAGATTAATACGGGGTGTGGCGCTTACAATGCAAAGCCGGCGTCACACCTCTAAATACACAAGGATAAGCAATGAGGTTTCTTGTTACACTCAATATGCCAAGTTATTCAGGCCACCAAGTTCATCAAATGAATGTTGAACATGATTCAAACAGCCTGGATGAATTTATAGATACTTTAATGAAGGAAGACTTCGTTATTGTTGAAGAGTTCTACAAGAGCCAGCACTCGGATGAATATTATAGCAGAGGTTTCGTAGCCCTTAATCACAGATACCTTGGAAAGATTAAGGTCTTTGGAGATAAGGTTAAGTCAGAATGAACCACATGGATGTTCTAGAGGCTGCAAAAAGCCTTCTCGGTCCGAGGGGTGAAGTCTACGGATCACCAAAAGATAACTTCAAACGTATTGCCGACATTGCAGCGGTAATACTTGGAAGGGAAGTGTCTGAGTATGAAGTTGCTGTTTTTCTTCTCAGCACTAAATTGGGGCGGATTCCAAATGACCCGTCCTATAGAGACAGCTATGTAGATGGTATTAACTATTTGGCCTTTATGGCTGAATTTTCTGATGGAGTATTGAAATGACAATGACGGAATTAATTTCTTCTCAACAAGGGTTAACGGCAGAATATTTGACACACAGGCTGCGGGCTATTGCAACAAATGCAGTCCGGGAGTCCAGACTTGCCCATGGCCGTGACGGAAATCCTTGGATTGATGATGATGCACGTAGGCTAGAACTTATTTTTGAGATTTTACATATTGCAAAAACTCAGGAAATAGACAGCGAGTCGGAAAGCTATCCACTTGTGGCGCCACAACAGGCGCAGCCTGATAAAGTATTAGATGAAGTTGAGCATGCTATTTATAAAGCGAAAGCTCCACGTATTAAAAATTCCGTAGAAGCAAAGATTGAAAACCTTGACTGATAGGAGGTGGGAGGGTTAAAGCCCTCCCATTTTTAATATGCGGGAACAAAGATTTTGCGTCCAAAACAGAGACAAAACAATTAAACAGATAATTGAAGAAGAGGCGTCTGCTGGTGATGTTTTTTACACAGAAATTACTGGTAATTGCAGAAATATAAAAGTCACGAAAGCACGTTGGCGCGCAATGTATAGGGCTAGAAAAGAACTTGGAGCTCCTTACACAATGATTGGTAAAATATTCAACAAAGACCACACCACAGTTATCAATGCAGTAAAAAAGATTCAAATGCATAACCCTGATGGCAATTTAAAAGTTATACCCTGTTATTCAGTATCAACGAAAAACGAAAATTATGTCTGAAGAAAAGATAGAACATTTTGCCTATGTCCCCCATTCAAGGCAACGCCAGTTTGAGTCTTTGGGGTGGGAGTATCACAATGACCTTGGCCCTCCTCATAGTTCATACGCCAGTTTGTTTATATGGATGGGAGAAGGTGAGCCGGTATATCCAACGGCTGACATACATATTTTGAAGCCAGTAAAACCAAGATCAGAAGGGGAATAACGTGAGTCAATTATCAGCTCAATCCATACGCCGACTTTGCATGCGTTCGGAGCCAATGATTGACCCTTTTGAATCAGAAAGGAAAATTATTAATGGAAAGTCTTATGGCCTTTCGGCATCTAGTTATGATGTGCGTATTGCTCATAATCTTATGCTTAACTCTGGACAGAGTTCTTTGGCTCACACCGTCGAAAATTTCCGTATCCCGACAAATGTTGTCGGATATGTCGTTGACAAGTCAACATACGCGCGCCGTTTCATTACGGCCTTCAATACACTTCTGGACCCAGGATGGGAAGGAAACCTTACCCTCGAACTTGTTAATCTTGGCGACAGATCAATCAATATTCATGCGGGGGACCCAATTGTCCAAATAGTATTTCATTGGCTTGATGAACATACAGATAGACCATATGACGGAAAATATATGTATCAAACACCAGCAGCACATGGACCAAGATATGAGGGCTTGGAATGATAAAAAAATATGCTAAACTGTTTGATGGAGAAACGCCATGCAGAAACTATTCTCATGGGGAAGGTTAGAAGAAATTGCTAGCTTAATTTGCGGGGGCATCCTGCAAATATCAATGGCTTTCACTTGTATGTTTCTGATAAAATTAGACCAAATAGAAGCCAAACGTATTGAAGTAAAAACCCGCCGCCATTTCTTCTAATATCTTTTTGGCTGGCACTTTACCTTAACATACTCACCTCAGTAGGTGCGACAACCGAGGAGGCTATAGTCATATGAGATGGCAAGCCACATACAATGCCCTGCTCTATTTTAGCCTGATAGGCACGGGCTGTTTTCTCATTACAGTCATGTATAGATAGGTGTGAGGCGCAAACATAAACAACAATATAAAGCATTAGTTGTCGCTATTGTTGGACGCCTTGCCACCTTGTATGGACGCTAACTCGCCTATTGGATTGGTTTTAAACGACCTTCTAACGGCTCCCAGCATCATTAATGCCTCTTTCTTTAGCTCCTCATCCTTTATGTGGCAACAAAGGGAAAGGAGCTTGGTAAAAGCAGAACACCTGGCAGCCACTGGGTCTAATTCGGCCTCTTCAATAATGTCTGGGCCGTCGTATAGTGCGTCCTCATCATCATCCCCAATCATGACAGCCTCCTTGGTTTGATCTATAGTAACATACCCCTAGACCTCATAAAGTCCATTTGGTCATGGGATGCTTTTGATTTATTACAGGGTTCACATAAAAGTTGCAGGTTGCTAGGCCAGTTTGACCCCCCCTTGCTGAGGGCGACAATATGGTCAAGATGGTAGGGTGATTTTTTCAAACTAACCTTGCAGATGGCGCATTTCTTTTTTTGCATAGTATATATTCTATCAACATCTTCTTGGGTAAATGATCCTTCCGCCTCAGAAAGCCTAGCTCTCCTGGTTTGTTTGTAAATCTTCCTTTTTGATTTATTGCCGGATTCCCATAATTTTTGATATTCCTTTGCCGCTTCCTTATTTTTATTTCTCCATTCACGGGACTTGCTTTTCTCTTTTTCATGATTGTTGTAATAATATTTTTTATAATTTTCTCTGTTTTTCTCTGGATTTGCACTTACCCGTTTGAAATCAGATATTTTTTTACATTCAAGGCATTCCCTGTTTTTGGTTCTTCTTTGAGATATATGACCTTTTATGCATTCCCTAGCCTCAAAGAATTTACTAAGACCATTTTTCTTTGCTTCCTCCCTGGTGACAATTTCCCCATCATAGGGCTTATACCTACTCTCAATATCTTTTAATTTTAGTGGGAGTTTTTTTCTTACGCCAACCAAAATCTTTCTCTTGACGGACAATTTCAGTTGTGTAGGGTTGCTATTGTATATGATGTATATATCAACTTCAATAAAGAACGGTGACAAATGATTGATATTGAAACAAAAAACAAAATAACAAAAATGTGGGAAGAAGGATTTACAGGAGGGGAGATTGCTTCACTTTTGAAAATAACAAGGAATACTGTGATGGGATTCCTTTACAGGGTGAAGAAAGGTGGAAGGGTATTTGAAAGAACACAAATTGAAAAGCCACCAGCTGAAAAAACAAAAAAAGTTGCACTAAAAAAATATACAAACAAAGAAATAACATTTAGTTCAGAAGATGAAACAATGGAATTTAAGAATATAAGGCTGTTTGATTTAAGCCTTAACACTTGCCGTTACATTGTTTCAGAAATTGATGGAATTGATACTTTGTATTGCGGGAATGAAACAACAAAAAGACCTTATTGCCAGCACCACCACAGAATTTGCTACAAAAGAACGCCGTTAATAAAAGTATGATGAATTAATATACTCATAAGCCAAGCGGCCAAGGCGGAAACTGTATAAAGTAATACCGCCTGCCGCGAAGCACTTGCAAATCATGATTAGTTTTTCCCTATCAAACGGATGCATCATTATAATTTCCTAATTTGAATAAGGACTCTAATTATAAATAGAAAAAAACATGCAGCAAACAAAAAAGTGAAGTGGGAAACATTCCCCACTTCTTTATTTTTATTACGACTGTTTAGATTCAAGAGCCGCAATGCGCGCCTCTAGTTCTTTGTTTGATTCTATAAGCAATGCAACAATATTTTGATATGATACAGCATATTTATCACCAAATGGCTGAGACACAACTTCTGGCAAAATTCCAATTACCTCTTGTGCAATTAAACCAATGCTTTTTTCCGTAAAACCAATTATATTGTAATAAACACCCCTAAGTTTTTTTACCTTATCTGTTGCATTAGATATTGTTTCTACGTTTTCCTTAATTCTTGCATCAGAAACAGAATACCACATACCAGTTGAGATATTCATAGCTGAATAATAGGTATAAGTTGGATTGCTAAATCCAATATAACCGTTCCCAGCACTAAAATCAGAAAATATTTTCCCCCCATAAGTCCCTAAAGAAATTGTTGGATAAGTATTCCCAGTCCCCACAGCGTTTGGGACATTTATAGTTCCGAATGTCCCTGTTCCGGCCAAAGCAGTAACGCTGCCAGCTATTAGGGTAACACTCCCTGCTGATGATTGATAACCGCTAGTTCCGGCATTGTAGCCATTAGCAGTAATGCTGCTAGACGCTCCAGATAAACTAATAGTTGCAGACGCTCCTGATAACGTCATGTTCCCATTGCTGACTAAAAGATTGCCGTTTGTTAAAGTTAATGTGTTTCCATAAGGAGCAGACCCTCCAGATAATGTAGCTGTAGTTAGCGTTAATCCCGGTATAGAAACAGTTCCATTTAATGTTGTTGTTTGCCCAGTTGGTGTATTTACAGTTAAGGGCCCGTTAACAGTAAGGGACCCATATGTGGAAGGAGCAAGAGGGCCAACAGTAAGATTTCCTGAAAATGTTTGATTGCCAGTTGCAAGCAAATAACCCGAAGCCGTAGCTGGAAGTGCAAGTATGGCGGATGTGCCATCAGAATAAATGATAGTTGATCCGGCTGTTGAAAGCGTAACGCCAACGTCTGATGCGGAACCCTTAATTGTTATAGTGTATGAACCAAGGACGCCAGTATCAATTGTTACAACCCACATTCCTTGAATGTTGTTTTGAATGATAAGAGAGGTGTTTTGGCTAATAGAACCAGATATTCTAATACGAACACCTGCAAGTCCAGCTCCAGTTGGATTTGACCCGGAATTACTAAGATTAATAGCGTTGCCAGAAGAACTACTAAGTGTAACCTGACCAGTCCCGCCAAATGCCTGGTCAATGTCCTGTATACTTAAATTTAATGTCTGGCCCCAATTAATATCATTAATTGCTGGATAGGGTAAATTTTTATTTGCAGTATATGAAGTAGTCATGTTGCCCCTCAGATATGGTTGTTTGCTACTTTAAGTGCGCTGACAACATTTTCATCAGGCTCCTCAAGCAAAGACTTTGTTTCTGACTGTATTTGCTTCTTAGCATTTTCAGCCATTTTAATAAGTTTTTCAGCCGTCATTGCGGCGCCAGTTCTTCCGCCTGTTGCTCTTTTTGTTCTGTCTTTAGAAAAAGCAGTTTGCTCTAAAAATGCAGGATAAGCAATTTTAGGAATAGTCCTACCTAAAGAATTAGCAGTGCCCTCAATGGCTCCACTTAAAGAAGAAAATGCCTCAGGAGATGGCTTTCTTAACAATTTAGCCATTAATGCTGGATCACGCATGGCTTGCTGTAAAAGCTGCATAGCGGCATCTTGAGTTGTGCCATACAGGAAAGTATTGAAACTCGAAACAACAGGGGCCGTTAATTTACTGCCAACACCTAGCACTCTTGCAGCAGCAGCCCCAAAAGGAGCTCCCGAAGCAGCCGCAGAAACATTCTCAGCAATATGGCCAAGGACAGCCGCCGCCGCCACATCAGAAATGGCGCCAGTGGCCCTGCCGTAAATAATTGACATGATATTATTGTTAGCCAGCTTATCTAGCGTCTTTGTTCCAGCTACTTTTCCAGCAGGAAGTTTTGAGACGACTTTTGCCGAACGGTGCAACGCATCAAGATAGGCCTGAAGGTTTGTATTATTTCCAGCAATTCTACTCAATTCATGACTGTGTTGATCCATGAATTGAGCTAAAGCCTTAGGATTATTTCTATTGGCTATTGATTGGAAGTTTTCAGTTAGCTGCCGCATCCTTGCGGCCTCAGCTGATTCACCCGCTCTTTGAGCAATATTAGAAATTCTCTCCCGTAAACCAGGAACCTCATTAACAAGGGCTGCGGTTTTAGGGTCAGACAAAAACTTAGTTACATCTTTAGGCGTAACATTAATGTTGGTGCCGTTTTTAGTTAATTTGCCAATAAGCCAGTTTGAGGCCGCTTCATCAACATTAACGCCTGGAAGGTCCCTAATTTGCCGTAAATTTTGAACAGCGTTAGGACCAGAAAACATCCTGTCAAATGTTGCTTCGCCAGCAATTTTAGCCCCGCCACCTTGAAGGTCAGAAACCAAATCACTGACAAATTTAGGGCCAAAAGTTGAATGGTAGTCAGCAGTTGCAGCTCTAGCGTTATTCCAAGCAGACCTTTGGCCAATATTCCTAAAATCAAAAATAACATTATCTTCATTATTTATAATTTCTGCTAATTTTGCCCCTAACTCATTATTTACAAACTGTCCAAAATTATCTCCCTTTCTACCAGCTTCCCTTCCGGCAGATAAAACCTGGGACCGTAAATCTTGAACATGGGAGAGTGGTATATTCCCCGTTTCCATTCCCCTAATCTGGTCCATAACATCAATAACATTTTTTGGTATCATCTGCATACGTGAAGGGGAAAGTTCATCTAAGTAACTGTCAATAGTATTTATTACCTTGTTTCTTTCCAGGGCGGCCCCCTTTAAGCTTGGATTATCCCACGCATTTTTTACAGCCCTGTCTTTTTCTTCTTCAAGAGCCTCAACAACACTTTTAACATGTCTTGCCGCTTCGCCTTGAGGATTAAAGCCTGTTGGAAGCCCAACAGCGGCCTCCATATCAACAGAAGGTATTTCACCAGCAACTCTTTGGGGAGCCCTAGCAGCGGCGGCGGATGTAGATTGCTCAGAAAGAGCTTCTTGAGCCTTTCTTAACGCAAGCTCAGTGTCAGACTCTTTTTGTCCTGCTCTTTCAAAAATATTCTCAAGACCTTTAGCCTCACCACCACCAAGAACCTGCGCAGTTGTTGGCTCAACGCCTGGAATATATCTGTCTGTTGGCGCAAGCTCCCTTGCCGCAACTTCACCCTCTAACCTTGTCGCCGCCTTTTCTGGTTCAGCAAAAGCCTCTCTTGCAACTTGGCCAGCAATCTTTTCAGCTCTTGCTTGAACAGCCGGGGCACTTCGTGCTTCCATAGCCGCCGCACCAGCTGTTCCAGCTAAGGCACCAGGAAGGGCGCCAATTAATCTTGCCGCTGTCTCGTAGTCAGTGCCTTTTGTAGCCTGGCCAGCAGCCTCTGATGTTAACCCAGATAAGGCTCCAGTTGTCATGCGCTGACCAAGAGTTCCCGGTCCAGCTAAAGATGCTCCCGCAAACTCACCCGCAGTCTGTCCAAACTTGCCAGGAATTGTTTTTGCTTCATAAGAGGGCATGCCAGCACGTTTTGCTGTTTCTACTACGCCTCTTCCCGTTATTACGGGGACGCCCAAAATACTGGTCACTTCGCCGCGTTTTTCAGCTTCCGACCTTGGCGCAACTTCCTCACCAAGTTTTTTGCCAGCTTCAATAAATTGTTCAGCCGTTTTACCTTGCGGAAGAAGACCAGCCTTTTCCGCAAGTTTAACTGCCCCGTAAGTGGCCTTTTCAGCCCCAAGATCATAGAGCTGGCCAAGAGAGCCAATAATACCAGGGGTTGAAACAACGCCAGTTGCTAATCCTGAAGCGGTTCCTTTAGCAACATCCTCAGCAATACCAGGCTTGCCTTCATGAACCACAGGAGGAGGCGCATATTCTTTTGGCATTGGCGCAAAGGTCATTGCCGGCGCGCGTTCTTCCTTCTTCTCTTCTTTGCGAAGATGTGGAGGTGCGTAGTCTTCTGGCATTGACTCAAAGTCATCCATGTCCTTAGCGCCCCATTAACTTGTCAGTTATGCCATTACCAAAGTTCTTATCAATATATTCTCTTACAGTTTGACCATTTGAATATTTCCCATTTGGACCAAACTTCCTAAGGTCTTCAATTGCTCTTGGATTAACTGTCGAGAGAATAGCCCTATCAGCATATTTTTGCGGCGGGTTTAACTCTCTAAACGCATTTTCTGCGCCTTTAATTGTTTGGTATTTTGCCGCATATTTTTCCATGAAAGTAAGTTTGTCTTGCTCATATTTTGCAGCTTCTTTTAATCCAGCCGTAATACGCTGGAATCCAAGTTGGGTATTTTCCATGCCTGGATTTGCCGCAATAGAACGCTCAACAATAAATCCTGGCTCATGTCCAAGACCTTGCGCAGTAGCAAATCCTAGTCGCGTTGTATCTTTTGCTAACGTCTCTGCCGCAGCTACGTTGCTTGGGTCAAAGAGAGGCTTGCCGCCAATCATGGCGACAATGCCATTGATGTCTTTTGCAATTTGAGTCCGTTGCGCAGCATAAGGACCCCACTCCAACCATCCCTCACTAGGAATGTTTTTGGATTGGTTTTCCATTTCATCAATGCGGTAAAGTTGATTGTAAGAAGCGTTTGCAAGCGCCCTTTGCTTATCAACCTCTGTCTTTGATGACTCTATTTCCTTTTCCAATGCCCCAGGCGTCATTGCAATATTGTAAGCGCCTGTAGGGGGTTGCATTGTGGATGGGATGTCTGTTGTTGCTTTCCAATTAGCTGCGGAGCCAATTTGATCTTTGCCAATTGGCTTCACCTCTGTTGGTGGAGCCTCTATTGGTTTTTCTCCACCAACTGCTGTTGGAACTTCATTTGGGTGAGGAGCATTAGAAAGCGGCCTACCTTCAACATCAGAAATTGGCGTTGGGATTTGATTTGGATCATCCTTACGGTTGATGGTCCAACCAACATTTGGAATCCATTTTTTCTCATAGAGCTCACTAAGAGCTTTTTTAGTTTCAGCTTCCACAAACTTTTGTTCAGCGCCAAGCTTGCCAGTTCGGGCTCCAACCTCACCTGTTTCAGCACGAGTTTTAGCGGCTTCTTCAGCAGTTTTAAGAGCCTCTTGTCCAATTTTCTTAGTTTCAGCAGAAATTTTTGGAACTTCCATATAAGAAGCTGCGCCTGCTCCAAGTCCTTTTAATAAAGCGGGAGCAAAGAAGCGGCTTTTAGACTCAGACATTGCACCTAAGCCAGAAAGCAATGGAACAATAAACCGTTCACTGGTTAAAAAGTCTAATGCCTTCTCCCCTACACCTTCAGGGGCTGTTCCTCTAAGGAATCCAGAAATGCCTTCACCTTGTTGCGGTGCTTCAGTTGCAGAAGATGGTGGGGAAATACCAGCCCCCTTGACTGTTGTAGCCATCATGCTGAGCTGTTCCGGCGTCATTTCGCTTAAATCAGGCATACCTGCGCCAGCAAGGCCTAAGGCCTTAGGAACATAATCACGGGTCTCTTGCGGAAGAAGAGACATTACATCTCCACCTGGGCCAGCCTTATCCAAGGCTTTCTGAACACGCCCAGGGCCAGCATTGTAAGCGGCTAAAGCTAATTCAGGAGTTCCAAATCTTTTTAACTGAGCATCATAGTAAGCTTTACCGAGGGCCTTGTTATAGCCTTCATCACTACGAACCCGCTCTGGGTCATATTCTAAGCCAGCAAGTTTAGCAGCCTCCGGGGCGGTTGAAGGCATAATTTGAGCAATGCCTTCCGCACCTTTAGGAGACGTTAGAACACGACCCTTCTTATCAAATTGGCTACGGCCTGACTCGGCTCCTAACAAACCTTTTTCAAATATATCATCATCTGAAACATCATCATCAGGGCCACCATCTTTATATGCGGCGCGAGGAACTGAACCGCCGTCTTTTAGAAGCAATAATGGACCAAGAGCAGCAAGACCCTCACCAATGCTACTTAACAGTCCACTTCCGGCAGAAGCAGCAGACCCAAGGCCAGCCATCAAGGAATCACCAAGACCGGCACTTGTGGCGCCAGCCGCCCCACTATCCCCTATAACGCCGGGAATGCTAAACATTCCCTGTCCAAGATTTGCGCTTTTAGCGGCGTCTGAAGCAAGGCCAGAAAGCTTGCCACCAGTAAGTGAGTCAAGTCCCTTTAATTCACCAAGCGCAGACTTGCCCTGACCATATAAATCAGAAAGAGCACTTAGGCCGGACTTCCCTGAGCTTGTTGGTGATGAAAATGGCAGTGGAGACATAGCAGCCATAGTAGGAACATTAGAAGCCTTTGTTGGCTTGATATTCAAATAACCAATGCCGCCATAAAGACCTTCTGATGGATCATATTGACTTGATTGACCAGTCCCACCATCAGCAAAGCCACCTCGTGCATAATCACCTGATCCCGTTACACCACCACCAAGTCTTTCTTCAGAACCATTAATTGCGCCACCTGATGCAGCCAACGTAGTCCCAAAAAATGAAAGTGGAACTTGTTGGGTTTGTGACCCATATTGATTTGTGCTTTGAGTTTGCCCGTATAATGGTCCAAGCTGAGAAGCAATATTTGCAGCATATTGGCCAACCTGAAATGGGAAAGCCTGAGACATAAGATATTGGTTGTAAAGTGCTTGCAACCCTGCTTGAGCCGTCTGCTGTTCAGTCCCACCTGCACCCATAAGAGCCTGGGCAGCTTGAATTTGAGCTGTTTGTGCGCCAGCACCCAACCCACCCATAAGTTGTGCGGCTTGAAGCTTTCTAGTTAAATCAGCTTGCTGTTGCGTCTGTTGCTGCTCATAAGCTTGGCGACCTAATGTTCCAATATTGGCATATTGATCACCAGCCTGAAGAAGACGCGAAAGGTCTGCCTGCTGAAGCTGACCAGCCGTAGAACCAAATTGACCCATAGCCTGGCTGGCAGCCAATTGACGCGCACGGTCTGCTTGGCTGGCTTGCTGAGACTGAAATGCAGCGTTAAGGGCCTGCCCATAGCCTTGCTGCATAATGTCGCCGTAAGTCTTGCCGCTAGACATTTCTTGCTGCGCAGCCAACGTAGCAGCGGCAATACCTGCCCTATCTCCACCAAAAGCCCCTTGCTGAATAGCCTGACCAGTTTGGCCAGCCATTGCCTGCTCTTGCTGTTGCTTTAAGAAGGCCATTGTCGGGTCAGCGACATCCTTCAAATATGGAGACATAAAACTCTGGATCTGCTGCTGACCAACAGGAGTGGTTAATTGAGATGCTTGTTGAGCAAGACCAAAACCAGAAGTTAGATACGGATTGGCAGCTTGATACCCCCCAGGGGCTGTGGCGGCCTGTTGTGTATATTGTGCCGCTGTGTTGTAATATGGCTGAGACTTTTCAGCTATATTAAAATCAGATACATTTTGACCACCAGCTCCTGCCGCCATCCCTAGCGCCGCTTGGTAGGCCGGCTGTGCTGTGTTTTGCGCCTGTCTAAGGTCCCATATTGACTGTAATTGATCTTGATTAAGCTGCGCCACAAAAGACGAAGGGTCTGAACTATATGGCTGAAACTGCCTGTAGGCAGCCGACATAGCTATAGATCCAGCAGGATTGTAATAACCCTCTGCGACACCAGGAAGTGCAGTAACAGTCTGGTTTCCACCTTGAGTAGTATTTTGAATAGTTGGAGCAGAATTGGACGAAGAACCAAAATTACACATACCGTCTCTCCAAGCCCCTTAGGCTATATGCTGTTTGCAGCATTTTCTTTCCACTCGCCAGTTTTGGCTCCATATGTATACGTCACACCTGATGGTTTACCAAATAATCTGTTGTAAAGCTTTATTTTGCTTTCGGTTCTTTGATTAGAAAGAATGCCTATCATAAGCGTCATTTTGAGCTCATCAGCTGTCTTTTTACTGAACTCACACAACTTACGAGCCCTCCCGCCTTTTGCGCTTCTGAAATCAGGATGCACAAAGACGGTTTTTTCTTCTATTATAGACGTATCAGAATACCATAAATTTCCTATCCTTAACAATACAAAGCCCTCTAAAGGCCCGCCAACTGGACCAATCACGCCAATAATTCCCCTATCCTGATGAAGAGAAGGGACAACATCATATAGAATTTTATCAATATTAGGCTCAGACAGTCCGTTTTCATCACAAACCATTAAAGCCATTTTCATTATTTCATGCAGGTCTTCTGGACCTCCAACTCTTACTTTTACTTCCTCAGCCATAACATTCCCTTCCTTAGTCCCGTTTAGGCCCCGGCAAATTTTTTAATGTCTCAACAGTTTTCGCCCTATATTTTTTTATCAAATCATCAAAAATACGGTGCCCTTGTTCTAGGATACCTTGACCTACTCTTTTTACAGTGGAAGGGGACAAGACATATTCACCACCAGCCGCAATGATCTCAGTTGCTGGTTCAGGACCTAAAATTTGGCGCCCAAACATTTTGTTCAAAATCCTAAACCCAGCCATTGTATTACCTTCCCCCAAAGCAGAAACAATGTCTGCGGGAATGACATAAGCACCAGAAGGAACATGCATAGGAAGATGGTCAGTGCGGCCAGCAACAGGGCTATGAATAGGACCAACAAATGTTTTTGCTTCTGAAGCGCCACCTTCGGCATAAGATTGAAATGCCTCCTTTAATGAAGCGGCAACTGCCTGTTTATGCGGATGACCCGAACTAATCATCTCAGATATATTATATGAAATTGTTTTTGGGGATTTTCCCTTTTTAAGAGGCATAGTTAAATCCTTAGTTTGTCGTATAACAGACAACTACTGTCTGGCCTGAACCTGGGCTGATAACGAGCCCACTAGAAAAATTAAATCCTATTTCAAAAATTCCAACCGTAGCTGGTATTATAACAATTTGGTTGTCTGATATGGCTCCGCTCGGAGAAATGGCATTATATATTGTTCCAGCCGACCCAGAAACTAAAACAGATATTCTGACAATATAACCACTTCCTGTATAAAGAAGTGTTGTTGATCCTGATATTGGAGCAGATGTAACTTGTCCGCGTGTTTTATTGACGTAATCTTGCCAAGACTTATTAAGGTTATTAAGGGCAATAACGCCATTTTTTTGTGTTGTAAGAATGTCGTCTAGAGTAGCCACTAAAACTTCCCGTCTGGTTGAAGTCTGTATCTAATAGCGCCGAGACGCCAAAATGACCCAACATCTCCCGGCGCCGTTTCAAGCTTAATAGACATAAGCCTTCCACGGAACCTTGGTGTGACAAAGGTTGTATTTACGTTAATGTTAAATGGATATTCTTTAGGGGTCTGCTCTGGATAGTCGGTGACATAAAATGTCATGACAAGATCAGCAGCATTTGACCCACCATAATACCCATACTTCATATCAGGCCAAACTTGGTCAACAAAGACTTTGTATTCAGCGTCAGAAATTTGGAAATATCCAGTTTGGAAGCTGGCATAAAGTGGCTGACCATCTGCATCAGGAGAAGTTTCATGCTGGTAAATATAATTTGTCCCACTGGCCCCAATTGGAGGCCCAAGAACAGACTGATTTATCCAAGCAGTTCTGGATAAAGTCCCAAAGTCCCACTGGTCAAGAACGGCATTATATTTAACGTAATTGCTAATTTCTCCGTTTGACCCTTTGGTGGCATAATACCAAGATATTTCGCCAAATTGAGAATTAACAGCAATTCTAATTTTATTTAATGCCGTTTCACTTGTATCAAAGTCTTGGAATATAACGTCCCAAACTGGACACCGAATAACTTCAACGCCAGTCCCGGATAACCTGTAAAACTGGCTTTGGCTCATCCAATACACAACACCATTCATAGACGCTGCGGCCTTGCGGGAAATAAGTCCGCAGCCATTGCCTATTTCATTAAATTGGTAAACATACGGAGGGCCAACATACTGCATAGCCCAAATACCTAAATCAGTCCAAATCAGACCCTGTTGCGGCCCCTGAATACAACCAACAACTTTAGAGCCTTTAGGAAGTCTGTAAGACCCTGCCTGATTTGTTACTGTAGCAACCCAACTTCCATAATTATTAACATCACACCAGCGGATAAGTAGAGGGTCTTGAATCCCATTAAAAGTTGACCCCCATGCAACAATTTGACGTTGAGGCATAGCCACAAACATCCCATCATTTACCATAGGGCCATTAGACATAACTGAGGCTACTGAATTCCCGCCAGTTGGAGACCAATTATAAATTGGACCGCCAATAGGGCAGGCAACAAGAATTTCACCCCAATTATCAAGCGTCCAGTCTACCGCAGCAATTGGAGATCCCGTTACAGCAACAGTTGCTTGTCCAGGAGTTCCCGTTCCATATAAACCATCCCCATAATATCCATTACCGTATCCACCCCCAGAAGGGGTTGGGCCTGGAGTTTTTAAGTATTCGTAATAAGCATTCCCATTATTTAAATAAGATTGATTTATAAAAGCAGAACCCTGTTGAACAGATTCTGTCATTGACATAAATATGGAGCCATTGGAATTTTGAAAAGTAACTGTTTTATACACATTATCAATTGTTAATATTTTAGCATATTGACCTGATGGAGTATTAAATTGAGATGCAGGACCTGTATAATTTGAAATTAATATATGGTCATTTACGTTAAAATTATATACGCCAGAATAGGTAAATGTTCCTGTTGTTGTCCCATTTCCAGATATAGAAATAATAACAGAAGAATTAGGAATTGATTTTAATGATATTTTAAAGTTATTTGTATCAATAATAGAAGATACAATGTAGTTTCCGTAAAGGGTTGTTGTGCCAAAATTTAACGGAACAATAATTGGGAATGTGTCCCCTACAGAATAACCATTATTAGGTAGCGTTACTGTTGCAGTTTGGTCTCCTATTGCAAATGTAAAAATAGGAACACTTGCCGCCGTCCCAGGCGGAACTGTTGTAGTTGCGGCAACGGGACTCCCAATTATGTTTTTTGCATTTATAAAATAGCTATTAGCGCCATCAATGTATGTGCAAGGATAGCTGCCAAATAATATTAGGCCGCCAACACTAATTTGTGTTTTTATGTAAACGGAGTCAAAATTAGATACATTAGATCCAGCGTTATTTATCCGAACCTGTGAACTTCCGGCTGTTGTAACAGCGTCTGGAGGTGAATTTGTGCTGAATGTAACGCGGGGAGTTATAATATTAAATGAGGTGTTTGCATTTGCAGCAATGTAACCAAGTCCATCACCAGAACTTAAGGCTCCAATTGGAGATCCGTCTGGATTAGACACAGACGCATGAGAACCGCTTAATGTGTATTGAATATAATTAGGACCAGAGGCAGCTACTACCGTAGAAGTTCCTACCGGCGTATTATAGGCATTAACACTAATTCCAGAAATAATAACATTTGATCCAACTTGAAATAATGAACTTCCACTGTAGGTTATGGTCGCCAATGTTCCATTACATGAAGCCGTTAAAATAGAAGCAATAGTTGTCTGTGATCCAACGCCAAGATAAGCCAAGGCATTTGTATCTTCCCAGGCCCATAAAGCCCTAACGGTAGAATACAACTGACCCCTAAACCACTGGGTCCACCCACCAAGCTTTTGAACAAGCCCTAATCCCTGTTTGTCAGGGACAAATCTAACAAGGTTTGTGTAGGAAATGGCGGCTTCGTTTAAAGCCAGCGTCCTATTCTGGTCAACTCCAGGGATTAACTTTAATGTAGTGTGCGACATTCGTTAACCGCGAGTCGGAGTAGCAGTTGTAGAAGCAGATTGAGAAGACCAAGCCGCAGCCTCAAACTTCTTTCTATTTTCTTCAGATACGGCGCCCTTAAGAAGTGTTTGATATTGAGTCTCATACGTTACAGGCATTTGAGGATCATTACCCATTGCACTACTAAAGTTGCGTTGATAAGCAGCAATGTAAATCATGCTGGCCATGATTAATAAATCAGGAAGATAAAGGCTGATAAACGTCGTAAGGTTTGATGCTGACATACTGTCTGGACGGTAAGTTCCAATTATCTCGCAGGTGTAATTGCTGTCAGGATATGGACCAACAAGAAAAGTGTAATCATCAAATGGAACAAAATATTTAGGCAAGCCAGTATTAGACGCCACGTTATAAACAGCGTCTAAAAATTCCTTGGTTGTTGGCAGTAAAGGGTTTCTTGTCCCCAAATCTGGATTGGTTACAGTGTAAGGCGTAATCACATTAATCTGTTCAGGAACAACAAGAGTGCCAGCCGGAACAGAAATAATACGGCTTCCAACAGTCAATCCATAGGCAGTCGTAGCAATAGATGTGAAAAGGAAGTCAACATCTCTATATATGCGGTTTTCCGCATAGGTAATCATTTGGGGTAAAATAGCCAAAAAAGCGGTGTCCGTTGGGTCAACAACGGCCATGGTAGAAATTTGACCAATATAACTTGTGGTTCCGGGGACAGTCCCGTCGTAGCTTAAGCCAGTCGTCATTATATGCCTCTTTGCCCTCTACAATCTTACCACAAAAATAAATTATTGAATAATCTCACCAAATTGACGCAAAACATCATTATAAAAATCCCCATCAGCCTCCAACCTCTTATTTGCTGTAATGGCCGCCGCCCTATTCTCAAGGGCAAAAGTCTTTATGCTTTTCCCTTTAGTGGCCACAGGAAGTGGAACAGGCTTGCCAAAATCAGCGGGTGCGTCTGGAAGCCTTGCCCTTTCCAGCTGATGCGTCGAGGTTGCGCACGACGCCAGCAAAGTCGTCGTCAACACGGCAATTATACCTAACTTTGGGGCATGATATTTTGATGGATTGCTCACTTTTCGTCTCCTGAGCATTAAATTCATCTATCTGATTTTTTAGCTTATAAGCTAATAAGGCGTTTTCGTCAGCCCTGGCCGTAGCTGCGGCAGTTATTTCCCTCGCAGCCTCTTGTTGGCGTATAACTTCAGCATGATAAGCCGCCTCTCTGGCGGCATTTTCAGCTGCAACCCTGGTTTCCCACTGAAAGTTTGTGTGATGGGCTGACCAAAACCATGCAACAGCAAAAACAATAGCAAATTGGCCCAATGTGGAACTGGTAAAGGACCATATTGAGCCACCAAGCCACTGTAAGGCGGGTAAAATTGCAAACGGCATATTACCTCGCTACATTTATACCAACAGCGGCGTCCCTAACCCGGCTTTGCTCTGCCAGCTTGGCGCCTTTATAGCATTTCCAGGCAAAGTAACATGCTACAATTGTAGCAATAATTCCAAAAAGAGCAGGCCAGTAAAATTTTATAAATGACCAAAAGTCTATTCCAGATTGGGCGCTTGCAGCTATATCTTGAACATTAGAAATAATAGTACTCGCCTGCGTTGTAATACCCGCAGCTGTGGCTAGTCCGCCTCCAATGGCGCCTATCCTAGCCTCATCTGTCCCTTTTATTGTATTGGAACCAGAATCCCTAAGCTCAGAAGCAGTTATATTTGCCCTCTCATCCGACACAGGCCGAATAGGTGCATCATTTGAGTGCAAAACCCTAATTGTTTCCGGGTCCAATGAACCTGTTATGGGAAGATTTGCAGCATCTTGAAAGTCCCTTATCCCACTTCTGGTTAAGGGGCCATGAATTCCGTCAATCCCCCCAACAGGATAATTAAGCTGGGTAAGACGGCTTTGAGCAAGCCTAACGTCATTTAATTGGTAGTTTGCTAATTTCAAATAACGGCGCCGACTTTCAAGGCCATTATACCCACCATTTACTTTACGGGTTATCCCATCAATGTCATTTATATCAGCAAGTTTGTTTAAATTGTTATCACGCCAAAATAGGGCCGCCGTCAAAGCAGCATAAGGGAATTGAGATGCTAGTTCTGGATTTCTGATGAAATCAACATTTAATTCATTGCCGTATTTTCTATAATTGTTTTTACCAGTTATTTGTATAAGTCCCCGCCCCTTATAAATAGGTCCGTCATTTGGCCCATTCCCTAAGTCGGACCTGTTGTCGTATTCCCGCCCACTGGCATATTCAACAGTAGTCCTAAAGCCATCACTCTCATGAGCAATTTGAGCAAGGAACTGGGCCTGTCGGCCCTTAGTAGAAAGATTGGCAATTTCTATGACTTCCGGCATTGCCGCAGCAAGGCCATTAATAATACTTTGCCTTGCGGTTGGAGCTATTTTGCGAATAATTGATTCCCATTGGGCAGTATTATTCGCCATAACCATCCCGCCTATTTGTCAGCCTTACCATCCAACTTATCAGATATTTTTGTCAACATTTCTTTAATTTCTCGCATACCATCAGAAAACTCATCCCGTCTAATATAATTCGTTGGCATTTCTATCTCAATTCTATGGAGGTCGGCCCTTAATTCTTTCACAGCAACCCAAAGCTCCCTAGCTAACCATCCAACAACCATTAATACTGAACCCGCTACAAGGTTAATGATTGTTTGAGGTTCCATGCTATTAACTTTCTACGTGTTTTTTAAAGAGACGGGTGAAAGCATTATCCACAGTCAGCATATAACCTTTGTTAATATGCCGCAGTGTATCTTGCCATATAGTGTCCCACATGTGAACAGCATAGCTGCCATTTAGTGTCGGCAAATATGCGTCGGCGCATTCCTCTCTCAATATTGATTCATCATAAAAATCAAATGGAAGGAACTTTTCAGTCTCTATTAAAGTAAGCAAATCTTTGTTTTCTTTGTATATTTCCACAGGAAGACCAACAATATGCCAAGCCCACTCCCCACTCTTTAGGGCCTCAGGAAGTCTTTCAATCCAAATCCTAATAAATTCAGATTTTGGAGCAGCCAAAATTGTTGCCGCCGGCATAGATTCATCTTTAAACTTTGTGCCAGTAACGTCTCCAACAAACCCAGCCAACACACAGTCATTGTCCATGAAGTCATTAAGAGGCTTTGTCAGGAAACAATCTGTATCCAAATAGATACCGCCCATTTCATAAAGCTTCTGAAGCCTAACAACATCAGACTGATATTGGGCCCACCCGTCTAATGAAACGCCCTCAAGCTCCGTTGGTGGTTCAATATGAACCATCTCAACATACTGCTTCATATTGTCCCAGTTTTCGTTACTCTCCGGCTCTTTATTGTAATAAAAATAAATCTTATCCGGCTTTTGAACATCAAACGCAGTTTTTACAGCCAAATAGTTAAGGTAGCTGAAGTCACGGGATTTCTCTCCGTAGAAATACATAAAATGGATTATGTTAGGGATTTTGGGCTTCGGCTTAAAGCTTTCCAATATAAACTTTAAGTTATCCCTAAGCCTGTCAATTCTAGGGGACTTCTCAACAGAAATCTTTGCTTGCTCTAAAGCCTCATCCCTCAACCCTAAATGCCAAGCGGATATGCTAGCCAAGTCATGAGGCCAATGCTCCCAAACCGCCGGATCACATGTGTAAACTAATTCCCTCTCCTTAATTTGAAGAGCTCTCATGCAACTTGCATAACATTCCGCCCATCTGGACTGGCGGTAATACAGCATAGCCAATTCACACCATGGCTCCCTTGTATTAGGAGCTTCAGCCGCAGCCCGCTGGAACCATCTTTCACATTCATAAGCATTACCCATTTCCGCGTAACACCTAGCCATAACCCGCATGGCGTAGCAGCGTTCATTCTCCCAAGCAGAATTCGGCATTTCCAAATACTTCTTGCAGGCGTCAATTGACTCCTGCCACCGAGCATTAAAAGAAAGCTCTCTGGCATAGTAAAAAGCGTTTCTGGAGCATAAAGGATCTTCCTTAACCGACAGCTCCAGCAAGTCCATATACTGGCCACGGCTCTTAGTTGGATCAGGATGATGGGTTGCAATCAGCCTATCAGTATAGGCGTAAACCTCATTAATCCGCTTATCAAAAACAGGATATTCATGGCAGGGATGGTGCCAAAAGTAGCCGTGACGGGCATGAATTTTCTCATACCGAAACTTAATGCCACAGCCCCAGTCAAAGAAATAACTAAGGCGGGTTGTAACACCATTAATCCAAACCCTCTCAATTTCCTCACGCCACCCAGGCTCCAACATCTCATCAATATCTAAACTAATACAAACGTCCATTTCTTTAGGAATAAGGGCAATGGCTGCATTTCTGGCATGGTCAAACCGCCAAGGCGTGATGCAGATTTGATGGACTGTAACGCCGTTAGCCTTACACTCCTCAATTGTGCTATCAGTGCTGCCAGTGTCAGCAACCATAACAAGGTCAGCCTCACGGCAGGAATCAGCAAACCTTTTAATAAAATGCGCCTCATTCTTGCTGATGGCATAGACGCAGATTTTTAGCTTTCTATCTTCCATAGCCCTTCCCCCTTAGGCATTTTAATTACATTTTCCTATCCCGTATTTACTTATTGACTCCATTGCTCCGTAGGAACAACAGGCCAATTTGTTACAGGAGTTGTTGGAGGATTTAAAGCTATTGCCCTAACTTGATTTCTATATGTAAAAAAATCATTTTGATTCATTAAATAAGGATTTGACTGAGCCGGATCAGCAACTGAAGGAATAGATGTCCAATCAGTATTGGTTAAAAGCTGAGTAGCTTGATTTTTATTTTGAGCTTGAACTTGAGCATCATGAGAAGCTTTTTGTTCTGGCGTCATCTCAGAAACTGTCCAGCCTAGAGTCCAAGTTTCACCAATCATTTTTGGGTCGGCGTCTTGAACACATATTTCTGTATTTGTGTCATATGTAGGTTCTGGTAAAATTGTAACAGGCTCAAGGGTATAACCATTATCTATAGCCAATTGAGTCTGAGGAAACCAATAAGCAACATCATAATTGTCGCCATAGTTTGTATAAGGATTTTGAGACTGTAACGTAGAAAAAAGATACGGATAAAGAATTAAGGTTGTCCCCTGGACCTCTGCATAAGTCGTCATTGATTTTCTCCGTTAATAATAGCCGTAGAGGTTTCCCTGTCTATTTGCAAAAAACCATCACAGGCAATGTTATAATCATCACCAGTTTGCTCATCCCAAGAAGGAACATTTATCTTAACGTGTTTTGCAAGATATTCTTTTAACCCATTCTCGAAGACGCGCCAAACATGATCTTTAGTCCCGCGCCCTGGCTGTCCCTTTGTCTTATTATAGCGTATTTGGTAGTGGTTCATATAACCTCTACCTCTATGCCACTATGAGGATTATCAATTAAAGAAATGTTAAAATGGACAAAACGAAAAGGATCACTACTGCCATTTTTAGTAAAACTGTGCGGTAGCCAAGCATTGGTCAAAACAAGCATTCCAGGCTCCGGCCTAAAATGAAAAGCATTTGATGCATACGTCACATTAGATATGTCATCCTCAGAAATTCCAAGCTGAGTTTTGCCTGGTCTAGGGTCATGAAATGTGGCTGCGCATGACCCTTCCGGCGTGTCTAAAAAATAAAATCCAACAATTTGAACGCCATTAGGATGAATGTGTTGATCCATTTGGCTGAATTTATAATGCTCCTGGCACCACATTTCCGTAAAAAATGCAGCTTTTCCTTTTACGTTATAACCCTGCTCTATTAAAATATTAAGGGCCGTAACAGCAGTATAAGAACAAAAATCCTGTATGGATGGGTCTTGTGAAATATCCCCTGTCATTTTTACAGGGTAAATATCATTTAACTCATGATCTACAGATAATAATGCGGCATTAGAAGATTTGCGAACAGAATCAAGAAACTCTGGCTTACTAATTGAATAAACTGTGGTTGGGAAACAATGTATATTGTTTAAAATATCTTCAGACATCACGCTTATCTTCTAAAAAATATTCAGAATGATTTGTTAAGCATTCAATAGCGTTCTTTGCTCCTGACAGTTTGGTCATAACGCCTTGGATATGCGGCAAAAGCTCAGTCTGAAAGTCAGGATGATTTCTCATAGCCCTAAGCTGGTCTTCTGGAATAGTGCCAATTGAGAAAAGAAAGTTTTCAACTCTATTTTTAAACTCACCAAGCCATTCTTCTCTTTGCGCAGCTTCGTTTGCTTCCAATAATGGAAGATGCGCATATTTACGGTGTGGCTCTAATTCCATCATAATTTCATTGATGGTGTTTAATTCCATTTTTGCAGCTTCTAGATTCTTTTCCCACACATAGTAATTGGCGTTAGCCTCCATAATATCTGCCTGAGCTCTCATTTTATCTGTTTTAGAGCTATTTAAGTCATCAATAATAGATTGCGCATCTAGTATAGTGGCTTCTCTACGAATACGTTGCGCTTCACAACTTTTAATAACAGCCTCTCTATCTACCTTCTGGCTATACATTAGCATCCAAGCGCCATCAGGAGTAAAACATGAACCAGCCATGAAATGGCGTAACTGAAAGTCACAGTTATTTCTATGTGGATTGGAGTTCATTTATAAATTAACCCCTGATATTCCATTTGATGCAGCAGCGCCACCGGTTGAAACCGCGCTTGAAACAGCAACGCCTGAAGCTGTGCTTGTGTCACAGGCATAAGTGTATTTATTTCTGGCTGTTGACGGAGCGGCACACGGCGACCCAGTTGCTCCTAAAGCAAAAATACCTCTAGTGCTATTTCCAGTAGCCGCACCTCTAAATGATACAGCACTTGCAGCCCCAACACCTGTTGCTGTGCTTGTATCACATGCATAAGTGTATTTATTGCGGGTTGTTGTTTGGCTTCCAATTGCAAATATTCCCCGTGTGCAATTACCCGTAGCAGAACCTCCAGTAGATGTGGCGCTTGCTGCGGTAGCAACTGCATTTGCATCACAAGCATAAGTATATTTATTTCGTGTCGTTGTAGAGTTTGCTAACTGAAATATTCCTCTAGTGCTATTCCCAGTAGCAGCACCTAAGTTTGATGCTACACTAGAGGCTGTAGCTGATCCATTTGTGTCACAAGCGTAGGTATATTTATCTCTAGTAGTGCTTGCTACTGTAGTAAACCCAAGAGCAAAAATACCTCTTGTGCTATTTCCAGTAGCTTCTCCTTGCGCAGAATTGGCGGATGACGCCGTCGCTGTCCCATTTGTGTTACATGCGTATGTATATTTATTACGGGTTGCTACTCTTACGGAACCACACGTTTGCCCTATAGCGAAAATACCGCGTGTGCTGTTTCCAGCAGCAGATCCAAATGCTGAATTAGCAGATGAACTTGTTGCAGCACAACTTAAGCAAGAAGCAAAAGTATATTTATTTCTAGTAGCAGTGACGTTTCCTAAAGCAAAAATACCGAATGTGGCGTCTAATGCAGGGCTTGCAAATCCATATCCCTGAGCAGAAATAGCGCCTTTTGTGGATAATATTGGCATTTTACTTAAACTGCGTCACGCCAGCAATAACCGTATATGTGGCATTTGCTGTCTTAGTAATTGTGTAAGTGTAAATATCCAAACCAGAAGCGTTCCCGCTTGCAGGTGCAACTCCCCCTTGCCATTTTGGAACAACTGTAGCGCCATCAATTTGATAAGCATTATTATAATACGCCGTTCCACCCTGTGTCGTCATTGCCACAACTGTAATGGTTTCATTAAGTCCAATATATGAATTTAAAGGAGTTCCAGCTGTTCCCCTAAAATTTATTGTCCAGTTACCACCAGCATTTTGCGTAAAATATAAAACAGACTGCTTATCAACGTCAAAGTTAATTGTTGTATTAGGCGCTGTCCCAATAACTGTAACAGCATCTACGGTAGGATATTCAGTTGCTGATACAAACGAGCCGCCATAACTTTTTAGGCTGGATGTCGTTGCCGTATCAAATGACGCAACCCTTTTACCAAATGCAGATGATGTTTTTGGCATATCAGAGAAGCGCCCCAAACGCAGTAGCACTAAGTGCAGTTGTATTAGCAACTGTTGTTACTGTCACGCTGACATACAAACGGTTTGCAGCAGGAAGATACAAACCATTAGCAAAAGCATATGTCGTTGTAAATCCGGCAGCCGTCGCACTTGGTGTTACAGCCGACACAGGTATTTCATCCGTCAAATAAGCGTTTGTTGCATCCCAGTTCCAAATCTGAACAAGGTTAGCTACCGTGGCAGACGTAATACTGCTAGAAGCCGCAACTACTTTAATATAATCAATTCTTGTCCCATTTGTTGATGTAGGAACAAACTGAATTATATTAGCCGCCGCCAAGCTGGCGGTAGCAGTTGGTGCGCGTGTCGTGCAAGCAGTCTGGGCTGCCAAACTTACAGACACAGAATAAGGTGTCTGTGCAAATACTGGAGTAGCTGTTACGGCCATTATAGGCTCCCAAAGTTGTTAGCAATGTAAATTGTCACCAAGGCTGATTGTGGAGTTTCGCCAACAGTTCCAGATTTATCATATAGAGCAAATCCAGAAGTTCCACTTGATATAGTTGTTGAATTAACCGTTAAACTATTTGGACCAGTTGATCCAGTGGGACCTGTAGGACCAGTTGGGCCACCAGTTCCAGTTGTTCCAGTCGGACCAGTCGGGCCTGTTGGCCCAGTAGGCCCAGTTGCACCCGTTGATCCTGTTGGACCTGTTGGGCCAGTCGGACCTGCTGAACCAGTTGTTCCCGTAGAACCAGTAGGACCCGTTGGACCAGTCGGACCAGCAACTGTAGACGCTGCACCCGTCGGGCCAGTTGGTCCCGTTGGTCCCGTAGCACCAGTTGATCCGGTCGGGCCGGTCGGTCCAGTAGGTCCCAACTGCGTATACATAACTTGCGTAGCAGTTACAATAACGCCCGGCGTTGCTGGAACGGTAGGAGATGTTTGTGACGCAAAAGATGCAATGGATATGGATGTGTTATTAACAGCCCATAACAACTGAACATAGTCGCCAGCGTTTAATTTTAGAACATAATTGATGGCAGCAATAAGCTCTCCATTCGTTCCGCCAGCACTCGACGGCACCCAATAAATACTATTGCTTTGCGTTATATCTACGCCATTAACTCTAATCCATACGTCGGCATTATAATTTGCATTACCCGTCGCAGTATTTTGAAACTGTATTGAATATTGAATGTTATAAACGCCAGCATTGGCAAAAGTAATTCTATTACCACTAACAATGCTAACGCCGCTGCTATTAGGATCCGTGTTCCCTATGCTTATTACATATGATGAAGTTGTACTGGCCGCTGTCTGATTTGTAGTGTCGTAAAAAGATCCCCAATAACCAAGAGCGCCACCTGCACCAGTTGCACCAGTTGCACCCGTTGGTCCAGTTGGACCAGTTGGACCTGTTGGACCTGTCGGGCCAGCAACATTAGAGGCGGCGCCAGTAGGACCCGTTGGACCCGTCGGGCCAGTCGGACCAGTTGGACCAGGAACCGTAGAAGCAGCGCCGGTTGAGCCAGTCGGACCTGTCGGACCTGTTGGGCCTTGGGTCCCCTGAGAACCTTGAACACCAGTTGGACCAGTTGGACCAGTTGGCCCTCTGTCACCCTGAGTTCCCTGAGGGCCTGTTGGGCCAGTTGGACCAGTTGGACCAGCAACGCCAGTGGCGCCAGTATTACCCTGAGGACCAGTTGGTCCTGTTGGGCCAGGAACAGTTGAAGCCGCACCAGTGGCGCCAGTTGGGCCAGTAGGACCTGTCGGACCAGTCGGGCCAGCAACCGTAGAATCCGCACCAGTTGGACCCGTAGGACCAGTTGGACCAGGAACAGTTGAAGATGCGCCTGTTGGGCCAGTCGGGCCTGTTGGGCCTGTAATGCTTGTCGCTACAGCGCCAGCATCAGTCCATGCAGATCCATCCCAAATATAAAGATGTTCATTTGAAGAAACAATGTAAGCGTCACCAACCGTATTGCCAGAAGAAGGCAAGTCACCAGTTGTTGCAACAGTTCCTTTGTAGGTAATACTTTGGCCGGCGGCGCCCGTTGGGCCTGTGGGTCCAGTTGGGCCTGGAACAGTTGAATCAGCACCAGTCGGGCCTGTTGGTCCCGTTGGCCCAGTTGGCCCGGTCGGGCCCGTAGCGCCAGTTAATCCTGTATCACCAGTTGGACCAGTCGGACCAGTCGGACCAACAGAACCTTGAACGCCTGTTGGGCCAGTTGGGCCAGTTGGGCCAGCCAACCCAATAGGACCAGTTGGACCAGTTGGTCCCGTTGGACCAGTTACACCTTGAGGACCAACAACACCCTGAGGTCCCGTTGGACCTGTCGGACCAGTTGGACCAGTTGGGCCGGTTGGTCCTTGAATACCTTGAGAACCAGTTGGACCTGTTGGGCCAGTAGGACCAGTTGGACCCGTTACGCCCTGTATGCCTTGAGAACCAGTTGGACCTGTTGGTCCCGTCGGGCCTGTCGGGCCAACCGCCCCTTGAATACCAGTTGGTCCTGTTGGACCAGTTGGGCCCGTCACACCCTGAATACCTTGGGGGCCAGTAGGACCAGTTGGACCAGTTGGTCCCGTAGGACCTGTTGGTCCAGTTACACCTTGAATGCCTTGGAAGCCAGTCGGACCCGTTGGACCAGTTGGACCAGTCGGCCCTGTTGGACCTGTCGGGCCTGTTGGTCCAGTTGGACCTGTTGGCCCCATTGGGCCTGTAGGACCAACAACCTGACCAGCATCAACCCAAGAAGTTCCACTCCAAACATACAAATGGCCATTAGACGAAACAATATACGCATCACCAGGCGTATTGCCCGTAGGGGGAAGGTCTGCGGAAGTAGGGACGACGCCCTTAAGATTAATACTATTGCCTTGGGCACCAGTCGGGCCAGTAGGACCAGTTGGACCTCTAAAACCAGTAGGACCAGTTGGGCCTGGATTACCAACAGAACCAGTTGGGCCGGCAGGACCTTCATTACCTTGCGCGCCAGTTGCGCCAGTTGGCCCAGTGGGGCCAGTTGGTCCCGTTGGACCCGTTGAACCGCTTACACCAGTCGGACCAGTTGGGCCTGTTGGACCAGTATTACCTAATGCACCCTGAGAACCAGTTGGCCCCTGAGGACCAGTAACGCCTGTCGGACCAGTTGGCCCCGTAGGACCTGTTGGGCCAGTTGGGCCAAATCCACCAGTTGGGCCAGTCGGGCCAGGATTTAATCCAGCAATTTGATTAGATGTTACACGGACGGATACACCAGCTTGAACCGCTTCTAATTCTTCGCTGCCGTTCAACGCAATGGCTGCTGGCAAGTTGGGGATTTGAATGTTTGTCGCCATCAGTCAAGCGGCCCTGTCTTTGGAACTTCGTCATAATTATACGGAAGTCCTGGGTCATTGTCACCCGGAGCATTCGGATTAGTTCCGGGTTGCTGGTTAAGACCACCAGGAGGTTCGCCTGTTTGTTGCGTAACTCTCGTCGGGCCTTGAACGTATGTTTCCACTGGTTCCTGCGTAAGATAGTATACATTACCTTCAAGCATAAGATAACCAGTAAGATTCTCTAAAAGTATGTCGCCACCAGTTAAGAACCCATCACTGGTAACGCGCGTATCACCATTAATAATTGGTATATTGGTAACTGGATCAATAGTATTCTGACCAGATGTAGCGCGCGTATTTGTTTCAGCTGTAGGATAATCTTGAACACGCGGATTGAGAATTGGCACAGGATCAGCCGGAACAATAATAGCCCTCAACTGCTGCTGTGGAACATCATTACAAGTATCACAAACAAGAATTCGTTTATTAATAAGTGAGGCGCCAGCCCAATCAAATTGCCATTTGAGCCTATCATGATTGTATAGAAATCCACATCTGTCGCATATGCCAAATGCGCGAGGATTCCTTGAACTTACCTGAGCTCTACCGTGTGGCCTCATCTAAAGTAGCCGCTTATTTGAGGCGAGATATATTGCTGTGCAGTTTCTATGTTCTGATCCGCAGCAACTTGGTAAGACTCATCAGCTAAAGCCTTTAATGGAATGGCTTTTTCTGGAGCCCAAATAGTAGCTAACCTAAAAGCCAATCCATGCGCCACAGCCTCAAGCCATAAATAAGGGACATCTAAAGTCTCAGCATTAAAGATATTAGCGTCTTGGCTTTGCTTTAAACGGTAATACTTTAAGCTTGTTTGGCTTCCATCTGGAACAGGCCAAAGTGTAAATGCAGGGTTTATAAGTCTGTCAAACCAAAAAGTTGTAGGAAATCCTTGCTGTTCCTTATTAGGATAAGAAGCATATTCAGTTCTACTGACAGGAAGAATTATTCTATCAATTGGTGGATTACCATACTCAATATAAGCGTCCAACATAACAACTGTGGTTCCATCCACTTGATATGTGGCCTGCCCTTGGACAAGAGGGACAGTAATTAATTCAACAGACCAAAGATTTACACCCTCATTACTCCACCTAGAAAGCATCATGTTTGTCGCCATTCTGGCGGCTTCAAGATGCTCTTGTAATAATGCAGACGGCCTTATGCCAATTAAGTTATAGGCGTAGAGTGTTATTTCACCCAGAGACGGATTAAAATTATATGTCCCCGAAGTGGTCATTTGTTAGCTCCAGTTGCCAACCGTGATGTTTGTGGCGGCAGCGTTAACACTCGTTACAGGACTGCACTTAAAGTATGATTGCGCGCCAACAATAGCGGCGTTTGCAACACCAAGAGAAACTTGAGGAATTACAGACCCAGTTGTTGTTACTCTAAATATACCCTTAATAAATGCATAACCCACAGTATTAGTGGACACCGCCGTCAAAGCCGCATTGGCAATAATATTGTAAGTCATTTGCTCTGCGGTAGCTGATGCAAGGATTGTTGTTCCCTTTTGAGCCCAAGCCCACCATCCCTGTGACCCAATAACAGCGCCGCTAACACCAAGGGCAAAACCAAATGAGCCAGATGTCGCAGACATATTGGAAAGGGAAAAGAAGCACTCAAATTGATAGGTGCCAACAGGAAGCGTAAGCGCGCCATTTGTTGTGGCATTAAATAATTTTTGAACAGCCGTTTGCGCCGTAAGTGTATAAGGCGTCCCAAGAACAACAATCTGCTCTGAAGGAAGTGCGCCCCTTGTGCTTGCCGCAATAGAGAAATAAGGAACAGTTCCATCATACTCTATAGCACCAGCGGCAGCTGTCGTAAGATTTGTTCCAGATGCCAGCTTAATTGGCGCAAGAGTATTTGTTCCAGCCGCAACATTAATATTAGTTAGCGTCGGAGATGTCGCAAAAACAAGAGAACCAGAACCAGTTTCATCCGTAATAGCAGAAGCTAAATTTGCTGATGTCGGTGTTGATAAAAATGTTGAGACATTAGTTCCAAGACCACTGACACCAGTAGAAATTGGCAGACCTGTGCAGTTTGTAAGTGTCCCGCTGGACGGAGTTCCGAGAATTGGCGTAACAAGAGTGGGGGAATTTGCAAAAACCAGAGAACCAGAACCAGTTTCATCTGTAACCGCAGCAGCTAAATTAGAAGAATTTGGGGTTGCTAAAAATGTTGCAACATTAGCTCCAAGCCCAGAAAGAGACGCAACTGGAAAACCTGTGCAGTTGGTCAATGTCCCACTTGCAGGGGTGCCAAGGTTTGGCGTTACCAATGAGGCACTCGTGGTAAGAACAAGGGCGCCAGTCCCTGATGGCGTAGATCCAAGAGCGGAAACAACTCCAGTACCTAACCCAGTCACGTTTGTAATTGGAAGGCCGCCGCAATTAGTCAAAGTCCCCGACAATGGCGTCCCAAGAACCCCACCATTAATAACAAAAGAGCCCGCTGTCCCCTCATTAACAGCAAGAGCAGTCGCCACCCCTGTGCCAAGACCAGAAACACCAGTTGAAATAGGTAAGTTTGTGCAGTTTGTCAGAACACCAGCAGAAGGCGTCCCAAGATTAGGCGTGACAAGAACAGGAGAGGCGCTTGTATATGTCTTAATTTGAGCAGCAGATGTCTTTACTGGCCCAACACCCGTAACTTGGACGTTAGGTAAAACGTCAGTACCAGAAACTGCTGCACCAGGCGCAAGGCCAGATATTGGTAAATTTGCCATACTACCCCGACCTTAAATATTATATTTACAGACCAACGCCGCCAGACTGTAAGAATGTCCCAGAAACAGTCCCGCTACCGCTGTTTAAGAGTATGCGAATAAATGTTGGCGCATAAGTAATGCCAGACTGTTTTCCAGCAGAAGCCCCAACAAGAGCAGAATCCGTAGAATTAAACCAACTAACATTTGTAATAGATACTGGATCAGTTGCAGAATTTGGATCATCCAATGTTGTTTGAACTGTATAATTTACAGTCCCACTAACGTCCGTTTGGATGGAAACAAAGTTTGGAGCCCAGTCATCCAATCTAGCCCAATCACTTCCAGCTACAGTGCTTGTGCCAGCAGAAACATTACCAGCTGTTGTGTCGCTGGTTAAAATGCTTGTAACAGTGGCAAAATCAACAGTAGTTGATGCCGTGCTTGCATTAGAACCGGCAATTGTTTGAAAAACACTTGTTCCGCCAAAAGTTGTCCCAGAAATAGTAAATGTTATTCCCGTATCATCACCAACTGACGTAATTATAACTCTACGCGGAACATCCAAAGTAACAACAGAAGACGTAAGGGTTAAATATCCAGAACCAGTAATTGTTTGAGCAGCCGCAATACTTGTTGCTGATGCTGCCGCAAGTGGTCCAACACTAACTGTAATTGGGCGCATTTTATTTTCCCTTTGTGTGTCCGGCTCTAGCCGCAGCTACATTATCAACAAGGTTTGGATATGGACGGCCAGCGGCTCTGGCCTTCGCCTTGGCTAGCTTAACACCTTTCACACTCAAAGCCTTGTGCTTGGCGTCTTTAGGTGCGTCTTTTTCCCAAAAGGGCTTGCCCATATTAACAATCCCATTTTCTCAAAGATTTATTTATCCGACTATTTGGGTCTGCGGCTGCCGCTGAACCCGTAAGCTTTTTCTTCATACCTGTCATTCTAGCACAGAATGAACTTCTCCGCGCAGCAGATGCTTCACTTTTTGCAGCCTGTTTCTTAGAAACTGGCGGCTTAAGATTGTGGCCCTCAGCCTTAGCAGAAGCCCTCCCCTTGGCGTTTAATCCACCCTCAGGGTTTTTACCTTCTTTTCTTTGCCATGCAGGAGATTTTGCCATTTTATCCTCGCAATATATAGGCGGCGGGGCTTTGGACACCCCGCCGAAGCACCTACTAATTTAAATTAGTAATGTGAAGCCTTGCCGCGAGGTGTTCCAGCTTTAGCTGAAGAGAAAACACCACCACCCGTTGCACGGGCTGGCTTTTTACCTTTATGAGCAGCAGACATTACTTTGCCACCCTTCTTAGCGCATCCACCCTTTTTAAAGGTTTCAGTCTTGTTTGCAGCTTCACTAGCAACATTAGAGTCACCACCTGCGTAATATTTACCCATAGTCTTTCTCCGTTACTCTGTTAGAGGCCAAGAGCCTGAACGTAGTCTACCGTAAGAACACCAACACCTGCACCAGTATTTGTTGAAAGCATGAAAATTTGAACGTCAGAAGTCCCAACGTCAATCCAGTTTCCAACTCTCGTAGCATCAGTGCCTGGCGACACGCTTACAATACCAACAGCAACGCCGGTATTTGCGGCAGTCGCAGCAACAGCCAATTCAGTAGCAGTTGCACTTGTGCCAATATTAAACGTGCTTGCAACGCCGTCCCAAGCTGTCGTTACATAAAGCTTGATGGACGTAATTTGGCTTCCGGCTGGAACCACAATTGTAGTCGTGTAAAGACCAGCAACAGTTCCGTTAGTAGCCTGAGTAACAGGAACAGACTGCGACATAAGAACATAGCCAACATTGGCCAGTGTCCCAACAGTTGATCCAGTAGTATATAAAACATCCCCAGCCGTAATTGGGCCGGTAAAAGTAGTGGTGCCCATAAGAGCCTCCTGCACGAGTCGCTGTATAGTCTGTGCAGCGTCCGCTGGGCCGGTCTATACAGCTTGAAAACCCAGAAAGAAGACGGGGGCTTAAATCAGAGGCCCCCGCCATGTTTTACTTACGACGTTGGGAATGAACCCCAAATTGAACGCCAGTTGTAATAGCCGAAGCTATAACGCTCGTAGCCTTTAACCAAAAGGTTGTCGGTTACGAAATCTACCTGCATGTCCGTCTCGAACTTAACGCGCTCCATGTAGGAAAGGCCGTCAATGTTAGTGAGAAGGAACCAAGCATAAGCAGAGGTCAAGAAGTCATTGACCATGTAACCTTCGGGAAGGCCCCCGGCAGTCATCATGATTGCGTTGACATCATTGTCTGCTGTGCCTGGGCGCAGTTCCGTCTTTGTAAGACGAATTGCAACAGGCTCAAGCTGTGGCGGAACAACAAGACGACGGCCACGGGCAAATACCTTCAGGCCAGCTTGGTCTTTGAAGTTCGTGCGGATGCTAATCATAGCATTCAGCAACGTAGCTTCATTGAGGTCAACTGGAACTGTCGGCAGATTTGAAACCGTGCCACCATCAATAGGATGGTCAGACGCACAAAGCGCCTTACCGTCACCACCAACGGAAGCATTATACGTCGTCGCCGTGTTCAACACGTTGGCGCCGTAAATTTCCTTCGTCTGCTGGAACGACTCAATCAGGCCAAGGTTTGACGGCATGAACTGTGTTTTATACAGATTGTCGTCAACTGCTTTGCGCGTAATGGCGTAACCCAGAGCAATTTCAGTGTGCTCTTGGTTGTAGACATAACGCTCACCAGCTGAGTTGTCGAAAGCAGTCTGGCCGCCTTCAGTTTTCAGCTGCGCAAGACCCAAGAAACGCATTTCTGCGGTGCGCTCAAGCGCCATCTTGGAATCATGCTTGGTGAAGATTTTGTCGTATTGAGATGGGATCATCTCATACTTGCCTTCAACTCCGCGCAAGCCGGGGAGCAGAAGGTCTTTTATGGCAGAGAGATTAACAGCCATGGTCCTTTACTCCCTTAGCTGATGCCCGTCTGAGCGCCGTTTGCACGGGTCAGCGAGTTGTTGAACTGCACAATAACGAGATTGTAAGCAGCCGTAGCGTCTGTGCCATTCGCGCCAGGAGGCTGAGTGACAACATCAACTACGCGGAAAGGAAGCGTTGCAGTCGTGGCAGGAGACTCAACATAAGCGCCAGAAATGCCAGAGTTAGCATTGCCAGTGCCGAGGTTGACCTGAATGTTCTGGCCAATCTTTGAGAAGCCAACATTCGTTCCACCAGCTTGCACAAGGAACTTCGCGTTAGGGTCATTGATGACGTATGCCGTCACATCACCATTCGCGTCTGAACCTGGCCAGTAATTTGACCAGACTGTGCGCTTTTGGGAAACTGACAGATACTTACAACCAGCGAAAATACCAGCGCAGGCAGCCGTGCCAGCGGTGTTATAAACGCGGATATAACCAGTTGCCGTGCCAACCACTGGCTGCACGGGGTCGCCAAAGTAAATTGCCGTGGCGTAATTACTAGCAATGGTCATTGCGACCTGCTCATAGGTGGGAGCAGACCCAGTGCCCTGATACTGTTTGAAACCAAACGGCGCATTTGTATTCGCCATGACGGTTCCTCCTTTTCAGGAGTTCCTTCATTGCGCGCCGGGGCAACTATGGAACAGGGATAAGTTAATGCTCCGCGCCGGGGGAGCCTAAGCCTTTAAGACTTAATAACATTATACTATTGACAACTAATAAAAGTAAAGGGGCGGTTAATTGCCGCCCCTATTATCTCATTCCTCAGGAACAGGAATTGGCTCATATCCCTTTTTAATACTCGGCCTCACTCGCGCATGGTCACGAGTCATTGTGCCCTCAGGAGTTCCAGCAAGTTGTGCTTCCTTATGTCGGACTTGCTCACGGGCCTTGCGCTGTTCATACCGCTTACGCTCATCCGTAATTTCTTTTGGACATTCCATTAAAACCATCCCCTTACGCAAGATAGTTTCACTGGCGGTATTATGCGGCATCATTTCAGGATGGCGCGAAGCAGGAACAGGCGTCCAACCAGAACGGGCCAAAGCTACCTGATAAGCAGGATCTTCGGCGCCGTAAGTTGTATGCCGCTTCCACTCATATTGCCAGCCGTCGGGAATGGTGTCTTCACTGATGTAAAAGTCATCAGTGCCATCAACAACATCCCCTAAATGACCACGCAACTCAGCAGCACGTTTAGCTGCGCGAGTTCTAGGGTCTTCTTCCCGTAGTGAAGGGCGTATTGGCTGAACATCAGCAGGGGCACCAGACTGGATGCCTTCAAGTTCTGAGTCAATTTCATCAATTGATTCAACTGGGTTCTTTTTACCAAAAAGACTTGGCTTGCGGCCTCTTTTTGTAACTATTGGCGTATCACTCATGATTTTAATCCTTAATGTCCAAGCTTGCCTTCTTTTTGAAGCGCAACCATCTGTTTAGCGTAATCAGATTCAGTCATTCCCATCATTTTTGCCATGTCGGCTTGCTCACGCGAAAGACGCACGACATTCGGCCTCTGGCCCCCACGAGAAACAGGAGCCGGAGGTGGTTGTGGGGTTCTTTTAGGCGCAGCTGCACTAGAAAGAGGGCTTTCTGGTGTGGCTTCATTTTGTGGAGACTCATAACGACGACTGGGAGTCAGACGACTTTCAATGAACTTAAAATATTCATCTGAGTCTGGCCTAATACCATCATCTATTGCGTCCTCATGCGCCCTGAACATCTTTCTTACGTCTGTTTCAGAACGAATAAGACTTCTGTTTTGATGTAGCCACATGGCAGACTTAGGAGAAGAAGGCGCAACAGAAGAAATAAGCTGATCTACAACGTCCCCATGCTGAACAGGCTGTTGTTGCTGTTGAGAAGATGCGTCTTCCGCATCTTTCAACTGCTTTTTCATAGCTTTTTTGCCTTCTTTCAGCTTTTCAAGCTGATTTTCATTCGTAACCATGGCGTTATTGATTTCAGCGGCCTTTGCATGGTCGCCAACATTTAACGCCTCAGCATAAGCATTCTGCAAAGCTTGAGAACGCCCCTTTAATGTATCAATGGCGTTAGAAACCATTTGATATTGGGCTTCAATTGTCTCATCTTTGGCCTTTTGAGCATTAAGTTGAGCCTCTCTTGCGCGTCTTTCAGCCTCAACTCGCGCTAATTGCTCAATTTCAAGCTTGCGCTTGAGCTCATTAATGCCTTCTTCTGGTGCAATTTCAGAAGATTTCTCTACCTTTTCAGGTTTTGCCGAAGCTTCGTCTACAATTTCAACTTCTGGCTCATTTTCAGGCATTTTTTTATCATCTTCCAGCGTCACTTCGACGACTTCAGGATCATCACTCATTTAAATACTCCTTACCAAGCTACGTCTGGAGACGGCACACGCATTTTTATTTGCGTGTCCGACAACATTCGGCACAAAACACCATTTATAGTGACGCCCCAGCCGTCAGATGGCCGAAATACAACCCAATCATGAAGATTGAGGGTGGCATTATCAAACCATTCACCCGTATCATCTTGGAAGGCAGACGGACCCATACCGACAATCAGGCCAATTTTGCCCTGATACCTGTCTTCGTCCGTATACTTGTCTGTTAAATACAGACCGCTCTTAGTTTTATTGGGCCTGATATAAACACAGCAGAGCACTTGGTTGTTAAAAATCTCAATATTGGATAAATCACCTAATTCACCTAGTAACTTCTGCTTAGGGTCAACGTCGTGATCCATAAGCATATTAACCATTATTTTCCCCTTCTTCGTTAGAGAACCTTCTCTCTGTATACCCGGTCTGCTTCAGCCAGATATTCCTTCGTCTGGGCAAGACCAGCAATCTTGCCCGCTGCATATTTGTATTCAGGATAGTCGTGACGGCCTAAAGCCATATTTTCCATAAGACGTTCAATCTCAGTATCAATAAGGTCTTCTAGTAAATGCACGTAAACGTGCAACGGCGTAAGTGTTCCCATATCCAGCTTCCTCTCTGGCCTTCCTCTATGTAAGTGGGGCTGGCTTCTTGAGGAAGGGGGAAGTAGCCAGCCCCGTCGCAGTAATTACTTACCGCGAACCTTTCCTCCAGACTTGCGCGCAGGAGCATCCTTGCGCAGCTTGGCAATATCAGTTTTCTGCAAACGGCCTTCACCACTTGCTGCGCCGGCTTCCATGTCTTTGTATGACTTGGCTACCTTCGTAATTCTACCACCTGATTTACGCATTAAAGGAACTCCAGTTATAGGTCCGCCAACAGGTCCAGGAGCAGGCATAGGACCAGGCATAGGACGGCGGCGAGGGATAACCCCAGGGGCGCCAATACCACCAGGCATCCTAGATACAGGAGGGGACCCAATAGGACCTCCCATTGGCTGTCCAGTTATTGGATGAAA